GACGAACACATCATCTAAAGAACCGTAAACACGCTTAGGATTGAGTAGTTTGATGAATTGAGGTTGTGGGATAGCTTTCATCTCAAGTACTCTCTGAGCAGTCTCAGGGTCTTCATCCGTCCATGTCACAACTTCAAAGTCACCTTCTAGTTCATCAATAGGCGACCAATTAGCTTCTAGGATTAAGTCGGCTTCTTTTACAGCTTCATCATCTGTGTAGTAAAGCACCTCAACACTATCACCAAATTCCTCATAGATGTCGAATGGCTCAGTAGTTGTCGATACAATAATATCGTCTGTAGACTCTGTATAAGCCACTACAGTAGGTAATTCACCGATGTAGTCATACACACTGTAAGGGTCAACACCTGTCTCTACAGCGATTAGAGAGGTGTCTGAGTCGGTGTAGTAAATAACTTGTGGTTTGTCACCTAGTAAATCCTGTGCTTTGAACTCGTTTTTATTTAATACAACAGAAGTAAATTGCTTATCCACAAAATCAGACCACATAATCACTGACTTATCTCCTAACAATTCTTTCCATTGTTTTTCTGTGATATGGTTAAGATTGTTCATTCCATACTTAATGAAGTTTTCTTCTGTGGGTGTAGTTGATTGCCAATCAATGCCATCATGGTATTTGTGGTCTGAGTTGTGTTGGACTAGGTACTTATCAGGAACAGGGGAGATTACTCTATCGTAGATTTCTAACGAATCTAGTAGACCACTAAAATAGTTTGCATTGTCAAGAGGGGGTTTACCTAAGAATAAATTAGAATCACCTATATGCTCTGTATCTGTCAATTGCTTAGAGTCCACTAATACTCCATCTATATACAAACATGCTAGATTATTTGGTGTTTGAGTGTATAATATATCATGCCATTCACCCATAGTGATAGGGGAGCTTAGATGAACTACATAAGCACTTTGAACACCTTTGAATAAATAAACATTAACTCCCTCATTTGATGTGACACTAATTGTGAATCCTTTTTTTAAAGACCATGCTCCATTAGAAATCACAGTTGATGTACCACTAGCTGAAATAGAGTTAACAAATATTTTAAATCTTACACTTTTTGCACCTAAAGGAATAATTTTATTATTAAACTCCACATACTGATTAGTACCATTAAAGCTCATAGCACTTCCTTTTCCATTCCAACCTGTGACACGAGTAGGAGCGTTATTTAAAGTACCAATGTAACCACCAATTGAGTCCATAGCATTGCCACTAGGTTCATCAAAACCAATAAATGCTTTACCATATTTACTTAAATTATCTTTACTATTAGCCATTGTATTGACCTCCAATATTTTTCCATATTAAAAGGACAACTAGTTTAATAGTTGTCCTCAATCATTGCTGTTTTAAAATCAGTGCCAATAGGAATTGTAAACATTCTGCCTTTTCCTAATGGGGTTCTGTTATTAGTCACAATCTCATACTCAGTTGTAGTTTTAGTAAAATCAATAGGTTGGCTATCAACTGCTGAATCAATCTCTTTTACAATTCCACCTTGAGCTAACATCATATATTCTGCTGTGTTAGGAATCTCTTTCACGCGAGTTGAAGTAGGGGATAAAACAAGGTTTTTATTGTCTGAGGTTTTAACCACTAAACGTTTTTGTGTGAAATCAGAAGGAGAGAGAGTTTTATTGTAGATTTGTAAATCATCTATCCGACCATTATACCAATATCTGTAACTAGTATACTTCATAGCACCTATATTTAAATTATTTGAAGAATAATTGGTGCTATCTTCTGCTTTATCAGACTTTGATATTGATACTAATTCATCATCCAAATAAAGCTTAGCAATATCTTCAACTTTTCCTGTCCATGAAAACACTATAGAGTGCCACTTTCCATCACACAGATTAATATTCGAAGGTGTTGATATAGACATAGAAGTTACCAATGGGTTTGTTGCAGTATAGAATTGTACACTGATTACCCCTGATACTAGTTTTATACCATAGCCAGTCCCATTATTCGATGCGCTTGTATATGTTTCCATGATACTCTGTGTGGTAGCGATGTAGTTTGTTGACTTGAACTTGAAACCTATAGTTTTTTCACCTAATGGAAGGATTTTATTATCAAATGACACCATGCTGTTGCTTCCATTGAAACTCATAGAATTACCCTCGCCATTCCAACCACCAACTCTAGTTGCACTTGTAACTGTGCCTGTATAGCCATTGCCTAGCTTGTCTCCAACATTTCCGCTTGCTTCATCAAAATCAAACCATGCTACACCGTAGTATGCCATTAATTGCTCTGTTGTTGCCATTTATTTCACCTCTCTTAATCCATATAAAATCTCTGCCCAACATGCACTAAGACCTCCATTGGTTGTTCTGTGAACTATTTTGCAATACCTAGCTTCACTGAATTTCAATTGTAGCATTTTAGGATTGAATTCTACCCAATCAGAAATATCAAACTCACCAACAGTTATCCAATTCTGACTATCTTTAGAAGTTTGTACATAAAAATTTTTCGGAGTTTGATTTATATATTGTGTATTTCTAGGAGTTAGTTGAATCATATTTATCTTTTTTATATTACCAAAATCTATTTGAATCCATGAATTGCTATGAGCATTTGCTAGCGTGCCCATAGAGAAGAACTGTTAGAAAAACCATCAAATGCATTAAAAGGGTCGTGGTTCACATCGAACTTACTACTTGCACTAGCAACTAGTGGGGAAGGTGTTGCATCAGAGGTCATTTTTGTTTCGTGCCAAGTGTAAATAGGTTCAAAATTCTTTTTATCTGTTAGTTCCCTGATACTCAAAGTGTTAATTATCCCAATATCATGTGTAAATACTTTTCCACTTGCACCATTAATAGGTGTGTCATTAAAGTATCTATGTTTATCAAAAGGCACATCTAATTGAATTTCTTTACCTTGCTCAATACCATGTAAAATCATGTTTTTAGGAGAGTTATCAGGCATGTGAATTAGAGTATTGTTTGATAGGGAATAGTGTACATTTGCTGTTGGATTTTTTAATGCAACTCTATTTCCAATTGAATCATATTTTAGAGAGTTATAATTATATACCCACTCATAGTTTATTTGGATTTCACCATTAATCTGAGTACCTGTGCCTACTTCTAAAATTAAATTTTGATAAGAAAATTGAATACTATAGGTATAGACTAGAGTCCCATTCTTAAAATATTGAATTGTGTTATTTTTTGAATCAACTCTTAAAGCAACAACATCATTCTGTTTAGCTATAAAACCTGAAACTGTTGATACAACGATATTATTAAAATAAAAAGTTCCATCTGATATGTTTATAGAACAACCATCTGAGTATGCCCCTGTGTACTTATTTCTACTAAAAGAAGTTGAATAATTGCCTATTCCAAGTGCTACATTGCCTGACTCTGAAAGCACTTTAAACTCAATGGCGAAATTATTTGTTTTGGCAGGAATATTTAATCTTGCTAAGTTTTGAGTAGTTGTAATCTTTATTGAAGAACCATCTTCTGATACGCTAGTTCCTGAGTTTGATGGTAAGAAGTGGTAGTTTTTCATTTAATCATTCCTTTCTTATTGTATTAAGAAAATAAAAAACTCAATATTATTTAAATTAGTTCAAAACAATTTAAAAATGTTTTAAACTAATTAAAACTAATACTGAGTGGTTTTCTATCTAATTGAGTTGTCCAAAGACTTTCTTCGTTTGCTGATATTTTATTTTGTAAAATGTAGTTTTTATTATTCATAACTACATTAATTGGTAAACCATCATGAATGTTAGTTCCATATTTTGTAAAGTTATTTAAACTACTATTAGGTATTTCATTAAGGAAGCCTAAATTACAAAACTCAAGTTTCGCTACAATCACATAAGAGCCACCATTAACTGTAAAAACTTTTAATCTGTAATATCTAAAGCTATATTGGGATTTAAGTGTAAATAATCTAGTTTCATTAGCTTTCCAGTCTGTTTCATTGAACGTTCTACTAATATCAAAATAATTAATACCATCATCAGAACCTTGCATTACAAAAGTTTTTGGTGAAGATGTTGTATAATTAGTATCAGTAGTCCATGCTCTTGATGTTATTTTAAATGAATTCACTTTTGTTTTCACACCAAAGTCTAATTGCAACCAACCGTTAGTAGTATTTACTAAACTAGCCCAACAATCTGCACCATCACTTGAACTGTTAGAGTTATTAAAAGCCTTCCAAGCAACATTACATTATTTCCATTTACACTACTAGCAATCGCCACTAAAGGTGAGGGAGCAGTGTTAGAGGTCATTTTTACGTTATATAAAGTATCTCTTAAGTTTAATGAATATGTTTTACTATTTGATTGAAGCATATAATACCCTTTTTCTATACCACTTACAAACATCTCGTTAAATTGAATATATGCATAATTTGGATATATCCTATATTTCCCTGATTCTAAGTTTTCATAGTATTTATACCAAGTAGGTGTATTTGTAGTTCGAGCACTTGAACTTATAATTTCAAATTCTTGAGAATTTTTATTCTGCTTTCTTAGTGTAGTTGACTGTCCTGAAGCCCCTCCTGAATCACTATAATACCCACCAGTGAACCACACATCAGCACTTAAATATTTATCAGGTATTGTAAATTCTAAATAATGATTGGTGTACCTAAGCTGGTGCTAAATTATCATTGAATAAACCACTTGGATACCAATATGAAGTATTATAAGCTTGTACTTCTAGTTTTTCAGATGTGATTTCTTCTCCTATATAGTTATTAGGTAAATTTTTTCTAGGCATTTATTTCACCACAACTTTCAATTTTTTTATATCGAAATATTTCTTTAAGTCAATTGTTTTGCTGAACACTTTTCCAATCTTACCAACACCTAAAATCTCACTTTTATTGGTCATTTCCATAGGTTCTAAAGTTGTAACTTTACGCTCGAAAGGAGATAATGAGTCCATACCTTTATCTATAAATTGTGTTGAAGTAGGGAGAGTTGTTGAAACTGTTTCCCATTTAGCTAAAATTTCTGATTGAGCTACTGAGAGTAAATATATATCACCTATTCCTACATAAGTCACTCCTGTTTTTGTTGGAACATTTACTCTATAGATTTTATATTTAGCAACATTTTTTAACTTGAAATTTTTAACTTCCAATCCACTTGACCAAGTAATATTAGATTGTGTATCTAAGGTAGTCCAATCATTTCCATTGTTGCTACCTTCAAATTCCCATGTTGTAATATGATTTATTAATGGTATATTTACAACAGTTCCAGTTGCTCTCAAACTATAACCACTTATATCTGTGACAAAGGGAAACTCGTAAGAAATCCATCCATAATTTTGTCCATTAGCTGTACACCACCCTTGACCATCTGTGCCATCAAATGCTTTCCAAGCGTCATAGTAAGATGCATTATAAATACTACTTGCACTAGCTTTTCCAGAGGGTTTTGTGTTTGATGTCATTATTGGCACAATATTTTCACCTTGACTAAGTGGTATATGCGGTATATATTTCTTATACTCACCATCATGTAAAATAAGCGATTTATTCATATAAGCAGATTCAACATACCATTCTCCATCAACTCTACCTGCTAGACCTGTATTACTAGCGTCTAGTATAAATTTATATTTTCCTTTTGGGAGAGCTTCTGTGAATTGTAACCATGTTTGAGAAGCTTGTTTTGAAGTGTCTCTGTATAAGTTAGTGTAGTCCTCTACATAGTCAGTTCCATTGTGTTTCAATATTTTTAGTCTTTGATTGTTGCTATTATTCCAAGAATAGAACCTATGAAGTATAACTGTTTCATAAAACTCAATTATTATATATGATGTAGCAGTATTCCAATACGCAACTTCATTTGTATTCCAAGCATTAGGTGTGGTTCCATCAAAAAGACCATTTGCATTACCTGTTAAGCCTATGCTTTCAATTAGTGTATATTTTGCTTCTTTTTTAACAGGATAAGTTGGTTTCGCTATGCCTGCCATTATCTCACCTCAGTTCTAATACTTCTAATATCAAAATATTTATTTAGATTAATAGTTTTACTAAACACTTTACCAATTTCTCCTGAGGGTAGGATGTCATTCTTTAGTGTCATTTGGAGGGGTTCTATTTCTGTTACCACTCTGTTTAATAGGGGAGAGAAGTTATCCATTCCTTGTTCTAAGAATTGTGTGGAATTAAGGAGAGTGGGGGAAACTGTAGACCAATGCACTGATTCTTTAAGCTCTCCTTTATATATTTCTAAGTCAGTGAATTGACCTTCGAAGTAATAGGGATATAGTGTTGAAGCACCTGTTTCGGAAGCTTTGCAACCTATAACTAAATTATTTGTTGCAGTTGTAGACTCTTTATAAGAGTGTACTAGTTGATAGTCTAATACACCATCTACATACCATTTAACGTATTGACCATCTTTGTATTCTAACAATAGTTCGTGCTACTCATTGTCACATATCATAGCATTTCCATTTTGAGCAGATATGTTCCATGATGTACCACCTGTAATGTTGACTGCATAGTGTAGTGTTCCTATATCAGAAATACCAATAAACCAACCTCTTTTGGTATTTTCAGATGTAGATATGATAATTTGTTGTTTTTTTGTTGAAGTTTTGATTTTATATTTTATTATCTTATCTCCGATTGGGAATAGGTTATTGACTGTTGAACGTAGGTGTTGATTGATTCCATTAAAACTAGCAACATATCCATGTTCTGAATCATATATCTGATTTGGAATAATAGGAGAAGTAAAAACTGTTCCTTTCACACCTTTTATCTCACTACTACCGTCAAATTTTAAATTCTCTATTAAGTTAGTAGGATTCTGTGAATAAACCTTTCCTAACTTTTTATATTTATCGTCATGTAAAATAAGAGATTTATCTATAGGCTCAAATCCATCATAGCCAAACAATATTCTTCCAATTGTTGTTAGTGTATTGTTGGGTGTTCTAGCAATACGCACTCTAATATATTGATAATCGTCATTATTCTCAAAAATCAACTCAATAACATCATTCCAATTTTAAGAGCCTGTAAATGTAAGACATTGAATGTTAAATCATCATTTGAACCCTCGATATATAAATAAGATGGATGATATGCTAATTCTAAACCTGTGTTTTTAAACATTTTTATCTTGTTAATTTGAAGAACTAGCACTTGCAACTAAAGGGGAAGGGGTAACCAAGTGGTTCTGTCAAATAAACAAAAAAATTCTCCTTAACAAAAATCTTTAAAATTTATCAATTTATGCTTTAATGACTGAGCCAACCCAAAGAATTTTCAAGTCTTTCATCTTTTGAAGATATTGTTTAGCGGAAGCTTCGTTAGCATATGTGCCTGTTTGGAAGTAGAACTTACCTTTGTCTTCATTGATTGTGATGTAATCAATGTTAGCAAGTTTGTTTTGCGCAACCTTAGCTTTGGCACTCTCAGCTTCTTTCTTCGTACTATACGTGCCTGACTGTATTCTGTAAGGTTCGTTTTTAGGTGGTGTATTTGTTCCGCCTTTGCCTTGAATCTTGTTAAGAGCCTTCTCGACACGATTTAAGAAGTCCTTCCAAGTTCCTCTGTCCAAGATTCTGTGTGGGCAATACTTACCTGACCAATCTTGATGTTTCTTAACAGAGTTTATTCCTAAGCCATGTCTATTCAATAGATAAGCTGTAAGCTCAACTGCATTATTTTCAGCTTTATCATATCTATCTCCACCACTCTTAGAGTAGCAGATTTCTACACCGATAGATTTCATGTTGCCATTTCCTCTTCCATCACCACAATGCCAAGCTGTTCGATTATCAGGTAATACTTGAATGATTTCCTTATCATCTACAGCATAGTGGAACGAAACTTGATTATTGTTGCTATTGTGATAACGAGCTTCATTTAGGGCAGCCGCGTCATTAGCTGTGTTATGAATTGTGACATATTGAGGTGTCATGCTGTATGGTGCTTTAAGAGAATACTTAGCAGAGCTTGCTAACATTTGTTTAATTTCTAACATATCATATCACCTTCGATTAATTATTTTTTAATACAAAAAGAGGCTGGGACACAAGGATTTTAGCCAATGAAAAACCCGAACTATATCACGAAACGCTCAGCCTGTGTTTCGTAATTGTTCGGGTTTTCTGTTTATATTCATTGCTAATTTAAAAATTATACGTTTTTCATAAAGTGCAAATTAGTTATGTCCCAGCCTCTCTCATTAGTGCTTCCTTGAATGTTTCTTCCATAGTTGCTAAGGCTTTATTAACAAGGTTTTCGAATTTTGTTTAGACACAAACATACCGAGTACTCCGTATTTGCTAACAATCATTTTGTAAACATAAGAAAGCTTTAAGTTTCCTGCTTTACTACCAAACTCTTTTTTGACAAGGTCAACAGCATGTAATAGCCACATAAGTATTAGCTTTTGACGCTTGTTAGAATGGGGAGTAAAGTACATTTTCTACAGCTTTAATAATTTGATATTGCTTAGGAGAACCAAGTTCCACTCGAACTTCATCAATTTTGTCAGGGTAGGCGAGATACTTCACTAGTAATAACATTTTACACATTTTTAATATCATTATATTACTTTTGTTGCATTTCTTCAAAAGAGACTGTTTCTAAAATGTCACAGAAGCGATTGTAGCGCTCTGCTTCAATACCTGAAAACTCTTCATCAACTTCTAGGACAATACGTTGAATAGTTTTAATCATTTCAACTTTCTCATTTTTGACTTCGATAATAAATTCCTCATTCATTAACTTAGATACTTCCATGTTGAATGAAAGACTATCCTCAAGGATAACGAACTCTTGACCTTTTTCATCTTTATCACGAATAGGTTCATCATTTTCATCTTTCTTAGCGTAGTCTTGTAAAAGAATATCTCGCTCAGTAGCGATTAATTGCAACTGTGCTTCTAAGATACCAATGAAGCGAGAACGCATACGAGAGTCCTTTCCTTTTAATGCAAGCTCGTATAGGAAATCTCCGAAAGCTTTTAGTTCATAGTTTTTAAATACTAAAATCATATAAATTTATTCCTTTCCATTCAAAAATAGAGAGGAAATCAACTTGCCCCTCTATCATACATTTTATATAATTATATTGCTTTTACAAACGATTTCAAGAAATCTCTAAAAACTATTTTAAGGCAGTTTATAGGAATTAGATGATGAATGCATAAGCGCCACCTTTAGAACCTACTTGAATCACAGTGAAGATGTTGTCTACCATCAAGATACGAGGTTCAATGACAGTTAATACATCATGGTCAGCCCATGTTGGAATAGTAATTTCAGTTTCAACTTTGCGTCTACTTACAGTAATCTCAGTATCTACTTGAGATACTTTCTTAATATCAATAATAGTGTCAACTTGACTTACAGATTTTGCATTAATTTCAGTGATAATATCACTAGTGTATTTAATGTAAATCTCTGTGTCTGTGTCTGAATCATTATAGCGTTGTACTGTGACAGATACTTCAACAACAGGTTTAGATACGGTAATTTCAGTGTCAACATCATTCTTAATATTAGCTTCAATTTCAACCCAAATATCATTTCTATGTTTCACTTCAACCTCTACTTCAAGTTTTGGTCTTGAAACATAGACTACAGTGTAAAGACTACTATCATCAACAACTCTAGGTGTAATTTCAATTGGTATTTTATCTTTTGCTACATGGATTTCTGTGTCAACAACAGAAGTCCACATTTCATTAATGTCAATTTCTGTATCTACTTGATTTTTGTCATGTGTAGGGACAGTAATTTCTACATTAATTGAAGGTTTTGTTACTGCAATGGTTGTGTCAATAATGCTTGTATCTCTTTTAGCGCATGCAATCTCAGCTAAAGCAAAAGGTCTGTTAACAGCAATTTCAGTATCCAATCGGTTTTCACGAGGTCTTCTAGCACTGATTTCAACTGGGATTTTATTTTCATCACGAATTGCTGAGATAATTTGAGTGGGTACATAAGGCTTGCTTACTGAAATTTCAACTAGGGCTTCAAAATCCAAAGGAACTTCTTTTCTGTGAACATAGATTTCAGTATCAATTTTTTCAAATCTATAAACTGAATCAACAGTGATTTCGGTGTTTTTATCAGAGTTTCTTCTTCTGTAAGCAAAGATTTCAGTTAAGTGTTGGCTTCTCCCTTGAGAGAAAATTCTTGAATCAAAGTATTTAACAACTAATTCAGGAGGGAACATAGTCTCTCTAGTGTAGAACGTTGTTTGACCAAATTCAGTTTCATTGGATAGGCGAACAATAAAACCATTATTAATCTTCTCTAGCGAAACCCAATTTTTAACAATTTCAAGGACGTCAAACTCAATGTATCCTTCTTCTGTATTTACCGTAAACTCATTAGAAATTAAGTCAATAGGGTTAGGTTTATTAAGGTTTGTGATGTTATACTCTTGCCATGCGCTATCTGCATTTAGAATCTCAAGTTTTATATTATTTGGTACTACACCTTTATAATATAATCGTAAGTAGGATTCTTTTAAAACATATGAGTGGTTAATCGAAGATAAATCAAATTGTACGAAAGAGCGCCAAATATCTTCTTGACTACGACCAACAACCATAGATGAATTTTTACCATAGTTGATGGATTGGTAAGCTAATTCTTCTCTTGTGAAAGAGTCTTGAGTAGGATTGAATATATCTGTAACAATTGGTGGTTGTTGAATCTCATAGACTGCCCACATTCTATTGTGAGGTGGTACTTCAATTTCAGCTTCTAAGAAATTGTACCCAATAGGTTGAATTTCTGTGTAGACATCTGAGTTACCACGATACATAACGTTTAGGTAAGTGTCTTTAATATTAGTACCCAAAGCACGAGAGATAAGCTCAGTTTCTATAGGGCTTTCTCCTAATGGTCTAGCTACAATTTCAACATCTTGCTCAGTTTTCCCTACCGCAATAAGCTTATATTTTGCTTTAAAGCTGTTATTAGGTGGTACTTCAATCTCTGTTTCTAAGAAGTTGTGACCAATAGGTTGAATTTCTGTATAAACATCTGAGTTACCGCGATACATAACGTTTAGGTAAGTGTCTTTAGTGCTAAAATCCAAGGCACGAGAGACAAGCTCAGTTTCAGTAAGACTTTCTCTTAGTGGTCTAGCTACAATTTCAACATCTTGTTCAATCTTTCCTACCGCAATAAGCTTGTATTTTGCATTAAAGCTGTTGTTAGGTGGTACTTCAATCTCTGTTAGAACTTCATTGTTAATACCAACCTCTATATACATATCAGAAGAGCCATCAATTGATGATTCTCCTGACTCATTTCTTTGAGAGGAAATTTCTAATTCAAAATTTTTGTCCTCCATATATTCACTTCCTTATCACATTGTATTGTGATTTAGGCTTTGTCTGCCCTCACGATAATATCAAAAGAACCGTTAGCGTCAGGTGTTGCGCCTAATTCAGATTTTAGTCTAACGAAGAATGGCATTTCTTCATCGTTTTGTAGTACACCACCCAATCTTAAATCAGGTTGAGGAATGAAAGGGGAAGAGCTTGTACTAAATTCACAAGTCATACCTGTAGGGAAATTCGCTGTGTTTGCATACAAATGAATATCTTTAACATCATATCCATATTGGTTTTTCAGTACAATCTCATGTTCAAGTGTAGTTTGACCTGCAATGATAATACCAAAATCAAGGTATTGGAGAACTTCACCAATTTCATTAGAAAAGTATTGACCATATATATCTTTGAACATAAGACCTGAATATGTTCCCATGAATTGTGTTGACCAATAATCAGTAGTACCAAAAAAGTCTTGGAACTCTACTTTGAGCGTATTCCAGTCATCAATCTTAATATCTTTACTACCAATTGCTAGTTCGATATTCTGAGGTGATTCACCAAGTTTTGTAAAACTTCCATCAGAAGGGTAGTAGTTACCACCGTTTAATAGAACACGATATTGAACCCGAGTTAAATCATCATCACTTAGAATACCTTTAAGGACATTACCATTAAATTCAATATTAATCTTTGCAGTAGTGTTTATGATATTTAAACTTGCGTCCTTAATAGTTGAAGTATCACGAGGTAAGTAGTCTTCAAAAGAAACTGTTTCAATAATTGATGTGATTGTGTCACGAGGATTATCTATTAAGAACATACCAATATTAATATATTCATCTTTCCATGTGCGCCACTGCTTATCGGTTAAATTGTTTAAGTCTTTATGCGTCATACCATTTTTCATGATTTCTTGCTCAGTAGAGGTATCAGCTACCACAAATTTACTTGATTCCTTATCCCATACATACCATTTGTCAGGTGTGTGTCCTGCGACAAAGTAGCGAGCTTCGTCACGATATGATTGAGAAATGTCATTAACAAACACATCGTCTAAAGACCCATATATACGCTTAGGGTTCATCAATTTGATAAATTGAGGTTTTGGAACTGCTTTCATTTCAAGTACTCTTTGAGCAGTCTCAGGGGCTTCATCCGTCCATGTCACAACCTCAAAGTCACCTTCAAGTTCGTCAATAGGCGACCAATTAGCTTCTAAGATTAAATCAGCTTCAGTTACGGCTTCATCATCTGTATAATAAAGAACCTCTACTTCATCACCAAATTCATCATAGATGTCAAATGGCTCAGTAGTTGTTGACACGATAATATCGTCTGTAGACTCTGTATAAGCCACTACTGTAGGGAGTTCACCAATATAGTCATAAACACTATAAGGGTCAACACCTGTCTCTACAATGATTTGTGAAGCGTCTGAGTCAGTATAGTAAATTGCTTGTGGCTTATCACCAAGTAAATCCTGTACTGTGAAATCCTTTTTATTTAACACTACAGAAGTGAATTGCTTATCTTCAAAATCAGACCACATAGCAACTGATTTATCTCCTGATAGCTCTTTCCATTGAATTTCTGTGATATGGTCAAGATTGTTCATACCATATTTAATGAAGTTTTCTTCTGTTGGTGTAGTTGATTGCCATGAAGTACCATCATGGTATTTGTATTGTGAACCATGTTGTACTAGGTATTTATCTGGAATAGGGGATATTACTCTGTCGTAGATTTCGATATGGTCTAACTCTCCAATAAATGCACTAGCATTAGTATCATGTAGTCCACCTATAAAAAGTGGTCTAACTGCACCATCATATGGTTTAACTGTCACAGCTTGATAAAGAGGAATTGACATGTCATCTATATATACTTTCACATCTGTTAAACTTCTTATTAGTAAAAAATTGTGCCACTTATTATCTTTGAAATTACCTACAGTATCCGTTGTTAAGTAATTGAATTGATTAGGAGCATATGTTTCTCCTAGCTCTAATCTTCCCATATCATTAAATGCTATAGCCAAACCTTTATAGTCTTTATAAGAACCTGAGTTCGATAAAATATAACCATTGGTAAGGATGTTTCCTAATTTAAACTTGAACCTTAAAGAATGCACACCAACAGGCAATAAGTCAGTAAACGAAATTTTTTGACTACCATTAAAACTCATAGCACTTCCTATACCATTCCAACCTGTTACACGAGTAGGGGCATTAACTAACGTGCCTGCATGTCCACCAATTGAATCCATTGCATTTCCGCTCGGTTCATCAAAACCAATAAAGGCTTTACCATATTTACTTAAATTGTCTTTACTATTAGCCATTGTATTGACCTCCAATATTTTTTCATGTTAAAAGGACAACTATTAATAGTTGTCCTCAATCATTGCTGTTTTAAAATCACCACCAATAGGAATAGTAAACATTCTACTTTTTCCTAGAGGTGTTTTGTTATTAGTCACAATCTCATATTCAGTTGTAGTTTTAGTGAAATCAATTGGTGTGCTATCCACTGCGGAATCAATCTCTCTAACTATTCCACCTTGAGCTAACATCATATATTCTGCTGTGTTAGGAATCTCTTTTACACGAGTTGTGTTAGGGGATAAAACAAGGTTTTTACTGTCTGTTGTTTTAACTACTAAACGCTTTTGAGTGAAATCAGAAGGGGAGAGAGTTTTATTGTAGATTTGTAAATCATCAATTTGACCACCAAACCAATTTCTATAGCTCGTGAATTTCATTCCACCAACACTAAGGTTTTGACCTGTATAAGTGGCATTAGTTTCAGATTGTGACGCTCTAGCTGTTGCTACTAGTTCATCATCTATATATAATTTTACAACATCTTCCATTCTTCCTGTCCATGAGAAAAGTATATTATGCCAATTTCCATCACACAAATTAATGCTAGTAGGAGTCGATAGAGAAAAAGAGGATACAAGAGGATTTGCAGATGTATACCAATTTACAGATATAACCCCTGAGTTTAAAACAAAAACATAGCCAAAACTATTAGATGATGATGTTGTATAATTTTCCATAATAGATTGAGAAGTTGTTTTAAAATTTTCTGTTTTTATTTTAAAACTTATTGTCTTTTCTCCGAAAGGAAATATTTTATTATTGAACTCTAATCTATCACTAGTACCATTAAAGCTAATTGCAGAACCTTCACCATTCCAACCTTGAACTCTTGTTGCACCTGTAACTGTACCTGTATATCCATTGCCTAGCTTGTCGATAACATTTCCATTTACTTCATCAAAATCAAACCATGCGACACCATGATGTGCCATTAATTGTTCAGTCGTCGTTGCCATTTTGATCAAACTCTCCTTTGTATCCAAATAAAATATCGCCTATTTGAACATAAGCGTTTTTTTGTTCTGTGTTGATTTCTAATATATTTAATCTATAGTATCTAAAACTTTGTTTATTATTGAATACAAATATTTTCTGCTCGCCTAGTTGCCATTCTGTTTGATTACTAACGGTGTGTAGTGTATTAAAGCTTTTTCCATCATTAGAACCTACAATTTCAAATTTCCTAGGATAGTAACCGATTGTTGATATTAGTCTACCTGTTAGGAATAGTGTATTTACAACTTTAGCTACTCCATAGTCTATTTGTATCCATTCTGAACCAATATTAGCATTATATCCACCATTCGAAATCCAAGCATCAGAACTATCGGTAATCGCTCCGTTAAAAGCTTTCCAAGCAGGATATGGGTCTGAATGTGTTGAACTAGCACTAGCTACAAGAGGGGCCGGAAGAGTATTGCTAGTCATACTTGTTTGGTACTTATAATAAACAGGTACAAAAACACTCTCTCTTATTTCTTTGATATTCAAAGTATTAATTTTACCAATATCATGTGTAAACACCTTGCCACTCACATTAGCAACAGGTGTGTCATTAAAATATCTATGCTTAGTAAAAGGTACATCTAATTGAATCTCTTTTCCTTGCTCAATACCATGTAAAATCATGTTTTTAGGAGAGGTGTCAGGCAGGTGAATTAAAGTGTTATCTGATAGAGAGTAATGGCTATTATCGTTTGTTAAAATAATTCTTTTTGGATTTTCATATCCAAACATCTTTAACAAACCTATACTAACTTCAAAATTTTCCGTAGTCCCTTCTGTTATATAGATTCTATAATATAAGTAGTGGTTTTGTTTTTCAGATAAAATATTAAATTCTTTTTCTTCCCAAGTTGAAGTCCATGTTAAATTTACTTGAGTATCTAAAACAGTCCAATCTGTGCCGTTGTTAGAACCTTCGAAATTCCATGTTTTAGGAGGTGTTTTGGAATCATTTCCATCAAGTTTCCTAGAAGTTACTGAATATCTAGTCACCTTAACCTCTTTGTCTTTAAAATTGTAACCTAAATAATGAGGTGCGTTTGCTCTTGCTGAAACCCAAGCATTAGATGTTAGTGAACTGAAACCACACCAAGATTGATAAATGGCGCTAGTGCTATAAACAGAATCGCTAAATGCTTCTCCACTAGGGGTTGTGTTGCTAGTCATATCAGGGGCAAGGTTTATAATTTCAATCATTTAATCATTCCTTTCTTATTGTATTAAGAAGTCAAAATAAAAACTCAGCTCTATTTAAAACTAATGCTGAGTGGTTTCCTATCTAGTTTGGTTGTGTAAAGACCTTCATCATTTCTAGATACTTCATCCTGTAAAATGTAGCTTTTAATAACTATTGGCTCATTTGGACGTAACTCTTTTTGACCATATTTAATAAAATTCTCTTGTGAACACTTAGGAAATTCAATAATTATGTTATTCCTATTCCCAAATTGTAATTGTCCAATAGCGCTATAGCTACTATATCCATCATTGGAAATTACCGTTAGTCTATATATACGATATTTACTAGAATTTCTAAATTGAATGATACGTGTTTCATTCAATTGCCAATTTGTTTGCCCTGTGATATTTGCTATAACATCAAAAGTGACACCATCATTTGACGCACTTATTGTAAAATCCTTTGGGCAAGCATTAGCTGTATCTCCAAATCTAGAAGTGAGTTTTATTTGATTGCAATTTTTAGGAAAACCGAAATCTAGTTGAATCCAACCTTTAATAGTACCACCTACTGTTGCCCAACAATCACTAGAGTCTTTGTTTGTTCCATTAAAAGCTTTCCATGCCTGAAAAGTAGAACTCCAAATACTACTAGCACTAGCCACTAAAGGAGAAGGTGCAGTATCAGATGTCATTTTTGTTTCGTACCAAGGGTCAATTGATTTTAATGAATATGTTTTATTATTTGAACTGAATAGCATATTTTTGCTATTAGACAAACTTGGTGTAAATGCTGAGTAGACCTGATTGACCGAATAGGTTGAAGTGCTATATTTTTCTTGTAGTATCACGTTTTGAGATTCATCTTTTACTATTGCTTCAATAGCGCTCTGCGCTCTATCTGCACCATTACCACAATAGGGAATAAAATCAATTCTACTTATTTTAACAGACTTATCTAATGATATTTCTATTGTGTCTGCTGAACTACTTAGCCAATAGTTAACACTAGGATAATTAGTAATAATTGACTTATCAGTATCGAAAGGGGAATCAACAAAATAGTAAGTTCCATAGCTGTTTGTTGTGCTTACTGTACCTGTAATATCTGTTCCCTGAATGTAGAAACTATTAGAAGTTAGACTATTCTTTGAAGAAAACTTTATAGGGTATATTTTGCCATTATTATCGTAAAGTCTAACCCCTCCAATAGTGTAGTATGCTCCTGCTTTAGTACACTTGAAAGTTATCTCTCTTACTGCCATTATCTCACCTCAGTTCTAATACTTCTTATATCAAAATATTTCTTAAGATTAATTGTTTGACTGAATACTTTACCAACTTCGACTGTCTGTAAAAGTTCACTTTTATCTGTCATTGATCTAGGCTCTAATTTTTCTACTCTGCGGTCAAATAGTGGATATGGGTTGTCCATTCCTTCTGATAAAAATTGAGCTGAGTTTGGGAGAGTGGAGGATACTGTACTTAATCCTTTTGGTATAACTTCTAAAACTGAATACATGCCCCATTCATCGAAACTTAGGTTATCTGTTGCACCATTAACTTGAGAGATATTTAACCTATAAATTAAATATGCATTATCATTACCTAAAATCGTGAATTCTTTTATATAGTCAGTTTTTGACCACTCAACATTCGTTTTGGTATCTAAAATATCCCATGTAGAACCATCATTACTTCCTTCGAATTTCCAACTCTTGGGATTCCTTTTTAGAACCGTAGAATTATCTATTAACCCAATAAGTTTATATTTTTTTACTATTTGAGGTTTAGTAAATTCATAAAAAACCCATCCTATTAATACACTGCCAACTGAAGCCCAATTGTCTGCACTTATTCCTGTCAATCTATCGAATAGTTTATAGGCTTGTCGAGATGTGCTATGTTCTGTACTAGCTTTCGCTATACCACTAGGGGTAGTATTGGAAGTCATTACAGGAACTAAATTATCAGAAAATATATAATGGTTTTGTGGTAAGTACTTCTTGTATTCACCATCATGTAAAATAAATGTTTTATCTATAGAAACTTTTGATAAATCTTCTTTAAAAATAGCCATTTCATAAACTGTGATATTTGAATACCATCCATCAACAACATTAGACTGTCTGCCTAGAAACATTCCGTAGGAAGGAGTAACATAATTATCTTCAAATAATCTACCTCCTGTTACAACAGGAGTATTTAGATTGTCAATGAATATTTTTGTAGCATTATTTTCAACTTTTCCTGAGTCAGTGATAAGAATATCAAATACTTTCTCAGATGTGGTTGGTGTAGTATAAATACTAGTAAGATGCTGTCCTTTGTTGGATTGAGATGAATAATTAAAAGAATTATCAGCGACAGCAACAGAAAATCTGAATCCATTACTTGTAACTCCTGCATTGCCACTACAATCTAGAATAGGATTAGTATTTGCGGTTACTACAGAATTAACTTTTAATTTTAAATAGATACTTCTTTTTCCACCAATTGGAATATTATTAGGAAAAGACACAAAAGCACCTGTACCATTTAAAGTTAGAGAACCATCGCTATTCCAAACTCCATTTGTAATAGTACCATTAACTGTACCTTTGCTATCATGTAAAACTGTACCACTACCTTCATCGAATTTATACCAATTAGTAGCATACTTTTTTGCATATTCTGACTTAATTAATTCTTGAATATTGCTTATTTAATTTCACCTCATTTCTTTAATTAAAACTTATACTCAAAGGTTTTCTATCAAGTTTTGTTGTCCATAAACCATCTGTATTTTCTGAAACTTCATCCTGTAAAATATAGTTTTTATTATTAATTACCACATTAATTGGTAAACCATCATATACATTAGTTCCATATTTAATGAAATTATTTAAACTACTACTATGTATTTCGTTAATGAAACCTAAATTACAAAACTCAAGTTTCGCTATCATTACATAAGAACCACCATTAACTGTAAAAACTTTCAATCTATAATATCTATAGCTATATTGGGACTTAAGTGTAAATAATCTAGTTTCATTAGCTTTCCAATCTGTTTCATTGAATATTCTACTAATGTCGAAATAATTAATACCATCATCAGAGCCTTGCATTACAAAAGTTTTTGGTGAGCATGTTGTATAGTTAATGTCGTTAGTATATGCTCTTGAAGTTATTTTGAAAGAATTTACTTTTGTTTTCACACCAATGTCTAATTGTAACCAACCATTAGTGGTATTTAATAAACTTGCCCAAATATCACCACTGTCATTTGTACTATTAGAGTTATTAAAAGCCTTCCAAGCAAGATTACTTGTATTAGCAACACTACTAGCACTAGCAACCAACGGAGAAGGTGCAGTGTTGGAGGTCATTTTTATGTAATATAAAGTGTCTTTTAAATTTAATGAGTATGTTTTATTATTCGATTGAAGCATATAAAACTCTTTTTTAACACCACTAACAAACATCTCATTAAATTGTATATATGCATGATTTGGATATAACCTATATGTCCCTGATTCTAAGTTTCCATAGTATTTATACCAAGTAGGTGTATTTGTAGTTCGAACATTTGAACTTATAATTTCGAATTCTTGAGTAGTTTTATTCTGTTTTCTTAATGTGGTTGGCGCTCCTGAACCCCCTCCTGAATCACTATAATACCCACCAGTGAACCACACATCAGCACTTAAATAATTATCAGGTATTGTAAATTCTAAATAATGATAGTTGTACCTAAGTAAAACAATACCATACTGACCTTCTGGTGCTAAATTATCGTTGAATAAACCACTTGGATACCAATATGAAGTATTGTAAGCTTGTACTTTTAGTTTTTCAGATGTAATCTCCTCTCCTATAAAGTTAGTAGGTAAATTTTTTCTAGGCATTTATTTCACCACAGCTCTCACTTTTTTTATATCAAAATATTTCTTTAAATCAATTGTTTTACTAAATACTTTCACATTTCCACTAGCACCTAAAATCTCACTTTTATTGGTCATTTCCATAGACTCTAGTGTTGTTAATGTGCGGTCAAATAAGGGAGATAGGTTGTCCATTCCCTTTTCTATAAATTCTGTAGAGTTTGGTAGCGTAGAGGAAACTGTAGACCAATAATATGGGATAGATGGTATTTCTTCAATATACTCATACATTTTCAACTCATAGAAAGAGGTGCTTTCGAAATTTTGAGTTTTTGAAAAATTAATTCTATACCTCTCATAATAGTTAGCGGAAGTTATTGTATAAATTTTCTCTCCACCTTCATTCCAACTTTGACCTGTTTGAGAGTCCAATGTTGTCCAATTTACACCATCACTTGAGCCTTCAAACTTCCATGCAGAAAGACCATAGTATTTAGCGCAGATTATACCATATTTAACTATCTTTACTTCTTTCATAAAATTGTATCCAATAATTGCATCCTGCTGTCTATAGCTCATAGGATATGCAGAAGAGTAATTTCCATCAAAAAGGCGAAAAGCACTTTCAGGATTTTTATTTGAAAATGCTTCACCAGTTGGGCTAGTATTGGAAGTCATAGCAGGAATAATTGTATTTTTACTAACGCTAGGAGGGACAGAAGGGATATATCCATTATATTTCTTATACTTACTATCATGTAAAATAAGAGTTTTATCGGTTTCCCATTTATATAACCCTTTTTTAAGAATTCGCTCATAATCACTAATAGAACCAATAGTGTTTCCACCTTTATCCCAATCTGACTGACTTGTGGAATATCCACTTGTGAAATAGCCCATTGAATCGTAAACAGAGATAGTTGAAGAGTTTTTTCTTAGAAAACTTGTTGTGCTTGTTAGTTTGACACAATTTCTTATTGTCATAGAGGTAGCGGAAGAAAAAACAGAATATGAATTGTTTGGGGTATATTCAAATAGAACATTATAAAAATTCCAACTCCAATTAAATCCCATTAAATTATGACTAGTTAAATCTGTTAGAATATTATATCGACATTTTGTGATGTTTAATGTGAAATTAGCGTGCCCTCCAACAGTGTTAATATACATTCCTGTTTTCTGTAGTATCTCTGTTTTTTTTCCTAGTCCAACAAAAGTTAGACTTCCACTCACAAATTGACCAAATATATTATTGCTAGTAATTTCATACGTGCCTTTTTTGAGATAAACAGTATAATCTCCATTATTTTTAATTGCTATATTATTACAGAAATATTCTAATGTTTTATATGGATTGCTCGAACTTCCATTTCCTTGAGAGTCATTTCCTTTTAAAGCATCAATATAGATGTCTATTGTCATTTATTTCACCTCTAATATCAATCTTCACCCAATCATTACGAGTAATCTTCTTTCTATGAAGACTTCCTGTATCTGACCATGTATCATTCATTGTCATGCAAGAGAAATCTTCTCTTCAAACAGCATGTCAACAGCTGGAGGCAGTCGAGCAGGCTAATACACAGCTCCTACCAAAGAAAGCGGCACTTCAAAAAGCGCATCCAACTCTTAGGGGAGGTATCTATAGTATATGCACTTCTCACTCTATACCTATAAATTTTTGCTTTGCTTCTGAAATAGAATCCTAAAAATCCTACTTTTGTTTTTGCATTATAATACCCTGAATCTGAGTTATCAAAGGCTCTCCAAGCAGGGTAGCTTGAGCTAAACTCATTGAGAACAAAAGCAAAACCTTGTGGAGAATATGTATTCGATGTTAAAGTAGGGGGGTATAGAGCTACCATCAGCAATTTTTCTATGTTCAACAAAATTATTTTTCTCAAAATCGCTTTTTGCAATAAAAAATTCATCTGTTACAAACCCTGCAAATAAATCAATTCTCACTTGAATATACTGCTTAGTTTCAGATTGGATAGCTCCATCTTCCGCAATAGCAATCCAGTCAGACCAATCGCTACCGTTGTCTGACACTCTTGTTAATACTGCGAATGAGCTTCCACCGTTCACTTTGTTTTCTGCAAATAATTTTTCAAAATCCTGAAAAATTTCTCCTAAATCAATTACATCAGAAGTCCAAGAGCCTTGCTCAACATAAATAGGTCTTCCTTGACCATCAACATCAACTAGCTCTTTTATTGATTTTTGTTTTATCATGAGTTCCTGAAACACCAATGGATAGACCTATTTCTTTCTTCTCTGTATTACCACTTATAAGAGCCATATGAGTATTTTCCTATCTTAGTGAGTTATTTTATTGTCCAATTAATCTGACCTGTTCTATTTGCTTCTAAAGGGGCATAGAAGCGTTCTATTTCAATCCCTCTTGATTTGAATACTAAATGACCATTCATTGATTTATTGGAAGTTAACTTGAGCTCAATAAAAGGACTTTCATTTTCTAAAGGAAGTGAAACAACAGATTGAAAGAAAAATTGAGTATCATCTTTCTTGTAAGTTGTTTTATAGCCAAAATTAATTGACTTAATATTTGATTTCTGAATACCTTGAACGTTATTGTAGTCAGCGTAGGCTTCTTTATATGTTATAAGGTCTTTGTCCTCGAAGTTTGTTGTTAAATGATAAACCTCTGAATTTTCATCAATGTATTCAATTTCAATTCTTCTACCGTTTAGGTTGAAAGAACCATCACACATTTCAAAAAACAGTTTCATTCCTTGACCAAACAAACCAAAACGAATGACCTGATTTTTCTGAATTAAATAAAAATCGTTTTTCTTATGCGTAAGTAGGTCATACTCTGCATAATTTTTACCGTTTGCATAATCAGCGTTCCAGTTAAATGGAATACCGATTGCTTGATTGCTTCTTGCGTTTGCGAACATTTTATCAATCTCCTTCATTGCATTGAAGTATTTTTCTTTTATAAATTACATAAAAATAGGGTAGGGGAGAAAGACCCTTACCCTATAAAATCAATGTTTTATTTCTTAAATATCATTATCTTACTTTTACACATAACGGTATGAAACACGTTGCATTAACAGGTTTTTACCTGCTGACGCTGTGATAGGTACATCTGCGTACACAGAAATCTTAACAAAGTTACCGCCTGCTAGGTGAGCATTTGTTCCGTTAACATCAGTGTTGTTAGCAAAACCTAATATCTCTTTAGCATTAGGTGTTTTTTCAATTTTGATAGCTACATATTCTACAGTACCATCAAATACAGGATTTCCTTCAACAGTTACCCATGATGAAGGCTCTGTGCCATCTGTTTCTCCTGCTTTTGTTACTTTGTAAATAAAGTCATTTGCTTTGGTTGGTTGAACGTAAGTATCTAATGTTAATGTTTTTTTAGCAGACCAAACTTGAGCAGTAGAAGCGTTCACGTTTGTAGTAGTACCTGTTGTACCTAAATCTTTCGTACCACTAGGGTTAGGTGTTCCTACGCCACCTTTACCAACAGGAACGAATGCATTTGCTCCTGTTTCTCCTAAACTATCTACACGAACTTTGAACCAGTTGTCTTTAACGGCTTCAACGATATTACCTGTTGAAGTACCATCTCCACCTTTGCGGTCACGAGTTGTGAAAACTACTTCTTCCATTTTAGAGCAATCTTCTGTTTCTCCACGATTATTCCAAATGTAGAAGACCTTAGTTGCTGACGCAGAGTCAGCGTCAACAGTACCGTAGTTTACTGTGCTTTTTACTTCGTTTGCCTTTGCGTTTGTTCCTTCGTACCATGATACTCTAGGTGCTAATGCCATAATTAAATTCCTTCTTCCTAGTTAATTTTAATCTTTATATTTACTGTCAGGTTGTATGTGTCATTATCAAAAGTAGTCACATTCAACCTGAAAATATCATTTTTGTTAACTTTTGATTTTGTTAACTTGTGTAGTCTACTATCTTTGTGATTTCCTGCTTTGATGTTTACAGGGCTATTGATAATAGTAGACCAATTGACGAAATCTTTAGAAATTTCGACGTCTATTACTGTATCAACAGTTCCTTTTTTTGAGACAAATGCTTCAATATCTAAGATTTCTCCATTATGAGGGAATACTACATGAGGGTCTTGAACACCTTGTAGAACTTCTTGAGGACAAATGAAAACAATAGTTCTGTAATCTGTTTCAGAACTAATGCCTTCCATTTTAACATAATGTTCTTTTGACATAAGACCATCATATTTTTCTGTAGCATTTGGAACGTTACCGCCTAAAGAATCTATCGGGATCCAATCCTTACCATTCCAACGATAACGAATACCTGTGTCATAAACTTGAACAGTCCAACCAACATGTGGGTTAGGATACTTCTTCGCTATATCAGCCTGTGTTTGTACAAAAGGTTGATAGATTAATACAGTAGTTTCATAGGCATCTTTGATAAGCTCAATGTGTTGTAGAGCTTTATCATTTGTTTCAAGAACAATATCAGTAGCTTCTTTTGTTAGGTTTGTAGCGACAATCATATTATCTAAAACTTCTTCAAAATTAGCAGTTTGACCGATTAACTCCTGAACCTGAGTTTTAGCTTCCTCAATGATTTTAAATAGTGTTTCTGTGCTATCTGTGCCATCGTAGTGAATAATCCTATTGGAAGGGTACAGAATAACGCCTCTACCTTTATACATGATAGAAATTGTTTCAGCTTCTCTATCAGCATTAAAGTAGATGAAACCATTTGTATAGTCACAATAAAACTCATTTTTTCCTAGACTGCTCTTAATAAACTTTTCATAGTTTACTTCAAACATGTTTGCAATCCTTACTCGATATAGTTCATCAGGAATCTCTAATAGAGCCACACGTTGATTAACTACACGAGTAATGTCTAATCTATCAACAAATGGGTCGCTAGGTGTTCCTTTACGCCAAACTATATGAATAGGATTATTAAATTCTAAATAATTTATTGGTTGTTTTGTTACTGCCAAATTCTCACCTTCTTTATGAACCTATTGTTACAGTAGAACTAGCTCCACCATTAATCTTAGAACTAGTTCCTGCATGTGTAGTAACAGTAGAGTTGTCAGTAGCAACAGACTTACCATTAATAAATACATTGTTACTATTGCCAACTGTTACTGAGCCTTGAGCATTAGTGTGAGAACCACTAACATATACGCCACCGCTAGGTAGCGAATATGAGTCATTCTCTGTGGTTTTGTCACCTTGGACAATTGGAGCTTTACCTTCAATCGTTACGTTTGATACTGTCGATACTGCTTTCCCCTTTACTGTTGCAGATGTTGGATATTGAACCCAATCATTGATAGGGTAGGTTGGTACATAATCACCCCATTGGTCATAATATCCTCCACCTGTGTCTACTTGCTCAAGCACCTTATAAATAATATGGTTAGATGCAGTAGTATCAGATATTGTTGCGTCTTTGAGTGCTATCTTTGCCATATAGAATCCTCCTAGTTTAAGCTAATCTTAGTTCCTTTAACTTCTACGCCACTTGCTGAAATTTTGATGTAGTTATTAGTGTCAAAACGAATCATCAGATTATCCTTTTCAAGAGAAATCCATGAATATTGACCAAATTGCATTTTAGCATCTTGCCCTTTAACAACTCTGAAAAACTCATACAGGTCAGTCTTAGCAACGAATTTTTTATCAGAGTGGAATCGAACTCCACCTTTAGACTCGAAGTAAACTGCTTGTCCTGCATCATCTGTATCTGACTCATTGAAGTAGAACTTAGTCATAACTCCATTAGGTGCGTCATACTCAATAGCAAACTTTTTATTGTCCTTATAGACTTTTGCTTGCTCAGAACCACTACCATATCCTCTGCCATTTCCTGAACCGAAAATCATAACAGGGAAGGAAGTATCGCCTGTACCTTCGTAAGTGAACTCTAACTTTGTTTTTTCACTACCTGAGAAGAAAGTATTAAATCTCATGAAGTTTTTAGCAATATGGATAATATCTTGTTTTGTATTTCCTTTTCCAAGTGTTTTCAGACTATTAACTGTTAAGTCAGAGATGTATGAGCCATCAATATCCTCAATCATTTTATCATCATCACCCATGATATATAGCTTTTTAGCAAATAGTGAGCCATCAGTATCAACCCAAAATCTATCTTCGCCACTTTTTGTTTTAATTCTTATAGCGTCATTGGCATTTAAGAATATATCAGCGTTTTCGCCATAGATTGAAATACCTTTTTCATGGTCAAAAACAATTCTCTCACCTAAGTCACCATCAACAATTTTTAAGTTGTGAGTAGTAATGTCTTTTGCATAAAGTCTTCCATCCAAACCAACCCAAAACTTTCTATCTCCATCGACTTCGATTTTAATAGCGTCATTGGCATTTAGATAGATTACAGCACCGTTGTTATCACCGGAAATTGTGATTCCATCATACCAATCAAAGGTGATTTTCTCGTTCATGTGAGCGTCTACAATGCGTAGGTTCTTTGTTACAAGACCTTCTGCAAACAATGTACCATCTTCCCACATAGGGTCGCCTAGAGTGGCAAATAGCTTACTAACCCATCTTCCTTTTTCCCATTTTTGAAGGGCAAGACCATTTGTAGCATTTAGGTAAGCTCTGTATCTACCATCATTACGAACAGCAATAAAGCCAAAGTCATTCATAATTAGGTTGTTGTAGTATTTACCCATATTAATACCTGAGTAGAAGATTGAGTCTTCAATTGCTTGCTTTAGCTTTTGTGATTGGTCGTGGTATTCCCTAGACACCTGAATGAAATAACCTCTATCAGTAACTTCACTTGTTTTTTCCATAAGAGGATGTTGTTGGTCTATATCCAATGACTTATCTCTATCTATACCTTTTTCTGTGATAGGGATGAATTGAATGAGGTAGTCTACAAGCGCTGTATAAGCGTTTATAAGGGGGTGTGTATCAAATCTCTCGATATTTGACTCAATTGTTGGGAAACTGCCTTTAAGGGCATCCCACTGTCCGTTAATGTCTGTTAGATTGTCTCTATCACTCTTGTTGTATTTCTCAGCGTGAGTGAGAAGGGCTTTGTAGTCAGCATGTATGCGGTGTAAATCTGTAACAATTTGTAGCTTTTCTAAAGTTGTTAATTTTCCATCAGCAACGATTTTGTCTAATTTAGCTATGTTAAAGATATTATTCTCTGCATCTAGAATAAGGTCGCCAATATCATTGACTATCTTAATTCCTTCTGCAACCATATGTTTTGTATAAAGTGTGCCATCAGTATTAGCCCACATGACTTTTTGCCAATCATTATCTTTCCATCTTGAAATTGCAAAACCAACACAGTCAGTTACTTCAACTTTCGTGACAGTATTCCATGATTTAAGACCGAAACATTCGCCTTCTTCTTGACGGATTATATTATCAAATTCATCTCTTAGGTTATCTGAAACAAGACCTAGCCACATAACTTCTTTACCGTCTGCATTGTAGATAGTAGTTCGTGAGCCTTGAGTTTTCCATGCTCCTAATTCATCTTCGATATACAGGTTAACACCTGAGATAAGTTTACCGAAAATGTATTCTCCCCAAATACCATCTTTTGAGATAGCGTGTTTCCATGTGTTACCTCGGTCATTTGTAATAGCCAAGAAACCATTTTGTATAACTAGCCAACTATCAGGGTCTTCAAGTGACTTTACGATAATACCACGCTCTGAAATAGTAATTTGTTGGTCATAACCTGCTAGTACAGCATTCTTTAGTGAATCCCACTTACTATTAATAAGGTCATTGATTTTACCGTTGTTTTCTTTTGATAGATTCCAACCATCTTTGTCCATTGAAACAATAGTAGAAGTGAGGTCTGCTTTGTTAAGCAAGTCCATCAGTAATTCACTACCATCTTTGAGGTCTTTCTCATTAGCAATAGTCAATGTGATTTCAAAATTCTCAAAGTCATAGTTAATCTCAATGATTTTTGCTAGGATATTAACTTTGAGCCTATCGTATCGTATTCTGATACTGTCACCTAAGCCTAGTTTGTCCCAATCATTTTGACATTCTATAATAGATAGGAAGTCAATAAGACTTACAGTTAGCTTGATTTTTGGCTCTTGGTTTTGCTTGAATACAGTCTTAGCTTCTTTCATTAAAGCTTCAGGGTGGGTGATAGAGTCATTTGTGTATTCTTGGACAATGATGAATTCTTGTAACTCAGCCCATTCTTCATTAGTGAAGTTAGCAGATGGTTTAAGCTTATCTAAGTGAGCTTGTTTTTCTCGCTCTGCGTCTTCTACATCAAATCTAGCGTTGTCAACAACTGTCTTTTGATTAGATTCTTCAATCTCTTTTGCTCTAAGTTTCTCAATTATCTCAGCATGTTTTTCTGTGCCATCTTTTGTACCTCTGTCATTGTATCCATCAGTACCCCAAAGGCTTTTATCAGTCTGAAAGTCAGCTAAAAGAACATCTCTTTCATCTTCTAATAGCATTCTCTCTACTGTGATTGTTGAAAGTCTATCAGACTCGATTGTAAGGATATCTTGTAGTGCCTCTATTTTCTTAGAGATGATTTCAAAGTCGCTGTCTAAGCTTTTAATTAAGTCCTCATACTTTGTTAGAGCAACACATAAGTTATCACTCATGTAGTCTGAGCTTTTAATTACTTTTTCTAATTCTTTATCATATTCAAATGGGTACATATAAAAAGAGAAGTCCTGAATATAGTCTTCTCCTAGTGGGTTTATTTTTCTGAAAGTTAATCCTTCTGAACCAAAGGCTCTTAGGCGTGTAACCGTTGAGCTACTATCAACTGATAAGTCAAAGCTTTCTAAGTATTTTCCATCTCGAATATAAAATCCTTTGTTTAGTCCTACATTCTCAGCTCTGTGAAACTCGATTTTTAAGTCCTCAGTGTTCCACTTAATGACAGCATTCCACTTAGTAGCAATGTCATACATGACTTCTAAAATAGACATAGAGCTTACGGTATACTTTCTTTCTGCTGTTTCAGAAGTAGTGAAGTAGCTGTCAACATAACCAATCGTCCAACGCTTAATAGGGACTTCTAACAAGCTACCGTAAACATCTTCAAGTACACCATCTGCAACATCTTTTAAGTTACCAATTTTTTCGTATTCTCGAATGTTTTTGTCACCTAATTGAACACCTAGCGAATATGCTCTGTATTCAATATAATCTTCATCACCATAAGTTTTGTTAGATTCATTGAAAAGAAAATACTCAGTTGTGTTGCCAACAACATATTTAAAAATATATCTGTGCTTAATACGCTCGATATTTGGATTGTCCATAGGAACTTCATCTTTAATAATGATTGTTGGAATCTTGAATGATAGCTCATTAACTGTACTTAACTTTGTGTAGTATTGTACATCATAGGCTTCATTAATTTTTGCTATAGTGTCTTTGTTTGGTTTACATAGAAAAAGACTTTTCTTAGGTAGTTTTAGGTTATAATCAATTTCACCTATCTTCACTGTCATTCCTCCTGATTATTCTTGTAGTAGTATTGCTTTGTGTCTAAAATCAAGGTCAAAATCACCCTCAGATGTGATATAGTTGCTTCCTCGAATTAGCTCAAGGTATTCATCATTGTGTGAATCATACCTGTAAACACCGTTAACTTGATTGCTTGATACAATCTCTTCATTCTCACAATCAATGTAAACTTCTTCATTGTTATTAAGGTCTTTGAACTCAACTCTCTGACCTGTGGTAAAGTTAATGATTGCAATATCACCTTTACCGTTTTTCTTTCTCATCCAAATTTTAGGTTTAATAGGGAAGTCACCTGTGTTCTCAATAAATCCATATGGCTTTAATTCAATTTCTAAGGATTGTAGATAAGGTTTTATAGCTTCATTATCTGCAACCATGACTATCTGAAATTGGATATATAATCCTGTCAAAACATATTCATCTAAGAGGTCATAAGAAGTTATAAACAATCTCTTCCAATCAGTCCAATCAACCTGATTATAGGAAACTCTAAAATTGTATTCTACTGTTTGGTTGTGAATGTTGATTAATGTTTCTTTGATGTTTGCAATATATCTATCTAAGTTATTTGAGATAAAGAAGGTAGGGGAAGTATAGACCCCTCTAGGAACGCTTAATCTTGACCAAGTAGTCATAATATCACTCAACCTTACCGAATGGTCTAAATTCAGAGGAAATCCCTACTTGCTTCCACTTAACTGTTGCTTCTTTTCGCCATACTACAGAGCCATCAACTACTGTACTACTAGGTAAAACGCTTGACCAAATAGGCTCTGATGTTCCTGTGATACCTGCTGTCTCACAGATGTAGTAATACAATTTACTGCCGTTTACTGCAAATATAACATCGTTTACTTGGTAGTTATAGTTAGGAAACCACTTGTTACCATTAGCGTCATAAAATTCAACACCTTCACCAACAAGGAAAGTAGGGGAATGTACCATACTTTTTCCTGCTGTCACACAGCGATAAATATTACCATTGTCAGGCTTTGCTTTAATTTCTTGACCTACAGTGTAGTTTACTTTTGGTTTCCAAGAAGGGGCATTTAATCCTTCACGAATGTTGACCCAACCAACATATCCACCAATAACAGGATTTTTATTCCAAATAATTTTTCCACCCTCTATTACTTGACCTGTAGGTAAGTCCTCAGGTTTTTCAATTGCTTCTGTTAAGTATTTTTCAATTGTTGAAAAGTTTTTGCCATATCCAACAATAGTTTCTTTTATATCATCATTATCAAAAGTGTTATTAGTAACAATATCTAGTTCTAATCCACCGTTAGATTTTTCCATTAAGTTATTCCTCCCCAATTACTAGTAGTTGCATAGACATTTCCCCATGTTGATACGGTAGTGTCTATTGTTAAACCATTAGATGTATTTTGCATGTTTATCTTTTCTCCTAAAGAAAAGCTTTCATCATCTAATAGAACATTTGAACCAACGTTAGTCTCACGAAGCTCAATGTTTTCTTTTGTTTGTTCGAATGAGTAGCTGTATGGGGAATCACATCTAATATTTAATTCGATATATCCCTCATTTAAACCATTGTGGAATAGTTGACTATCACCCTCGAACATTGCATAAAACACTCTATTTGGGTTAGAGTCAAACACCAATGGCTTATAATGTGGTTGGAAGAACCAACGAGCTAATTTCCTTAGCGTGTCCTTGTTTTCCCAATCTGCAATAGCAAAAGACAAACTAAAAGAGAGTGGCTCATGTTCCACTCTCTGAAAGTAAGGTTTTTCACGATTTGCTATTTTTTTCTCAATGATTTGTCTGTTAGGGAGGAAGTTTTCTTCGAATAGACCATCGTTACTCCATGCTATGAAAACTCCCATATCCTCAGACGAAATACCATCATACATAAACTGTATTGATTGTTTCATTTATCGTTTTCCTTTCTCTCTTAGTAGTCTGTTTTGAATTTGTTTTGCAAGGTAGTCAATATCATTTTTAGTTCCATTGAACTTATCAATATTAATATTCACAACAGTTGATTTCTCTGTTTCTGTTGGTGTGCTAACTGAATTTACTTTTGGTGAGGCAGGGAGAGCGATTACACCATTGATAGTTCGCATTACATTATCCATAATAGAAGAAATGCGTAACATGCGTTCTGTGTCAAGAGGGTTGCTCACCAGTTCATTTTGGTGAAGTAGTGCTAATCTTCCACCTTTACCATCTGTACCACCTGTAGAACCAAATCCTGTAGTCATACCACCAGTATCTGCACCAACAAAGTCATTGGAAGCATTGCGTCTTAAGTTATCAGCATAATTGATTAACTTGTTTTTAAGGTCGTCAAAGCTAACAACAGTTGAGTTATCCAACATGTATTGCCCAAGCTCTGCCTGTTGTTTACCTGATAACTTGCTAAGTGATTGTTCGTAGGAAACGGTAGGGGAGATAAGAGAAGTATGCATCCTTCCTGAATCAGCAATTTTTGTAGCTGTCCCATTAAGGGCATCTTTTTTGGCTTTGGTGTTAGCTAAAGGCATTAGATATTCTTTCATGTATTTTGCAAGCATAACTTGCTTATCTCCATGAGTCATAACTTTCCCTTTGCTTGCTGTTTGACCAAACTCCTTGATGTAATCTAAATACTCTTGTGTCATGAAGCCACTAGCATCAGAGTTATTTTGGAAGTAGCTACCGAGTTCACTGATTTGACTACTTGACATTGAATCAAAAATAGAGCCTAGTGATTGGTTAGCGTTGTATTTAGAACCTTCTGCTCTACCTTCTTTAGCAAGTTTATCAGCTTTGTCTTTGATGTTTTTAATTCTAACTGCATCTTTTTTAGGGTCAAGAGAGCCTGCGATTTTTTCATTCATGAACTTAGCTAAAATAACTTTCATATCAGCTTCGGTAAGTGGGTCTGTTTTACCTGCATTTTCAACTGTTTGGTTAGCATCAGTAGAGAAGTCATGTTCGCCTGTTACATTTTTTGCTAAGTTTTGAACCTTTTCAATTTCTTCCTCAACCTTTTCTATTTCCTTTAAGAGTCTTTCCATTTCGTTGATTACATTCTCACGAATGGAAGTACCTACAGCTTCCCATGTACCATCGAATCTATCTTCAAGGTCAGGTAAACTAGCTTTAAGTTCACCAATGTATTTATTATATAGTTCTTGAACTTTTCCGTAATGACCTTGTGCCATTTCTTCTCTAAGTTCATTAAACTTAGCTTCATCGTTAAGTAAGTCTTCATAATGTTTTTCCCAATATTTTTTCTGCTTATTGAGAGAGTCTAAAACTTCCTTAGAATATTCATCCTCTTTATCTTTTAGGTCTTCAATATGCTCAGTTTTATCGTCAAGCATATCATCAAGCTGTTGCTCACGAAGGCCTTTCTCGTATTGATATTTTTCTTCATTAATCTGTTTTTCAATCTCTGCAATTTGTTTTTGAAGTTCTTCTTTCTCTTTAATACCTTCATAAGTATTTACGTTAGAAAGAAGATTTAATTTGTTTTGTAGCTCTTGTTTTTGAGTGTTAAGTTCATCTAATTTATTGCCATAAGTTCTATCTCTATCAGCATCTTGAATCTCTCTACGTTTAGCATCAATGATTTTAGTATAAGCTTCAAGCTCTTTGTCATACTGTTTCATCACTTTTTCGTGACGCTCTTCCTCAGCTTCAATTAACTTATCAATAGCACTAAGTTGAATGTCCTTAGCTTCTCTATAAGCGTCTTTTAAGGCATTTATAATATCTTCTGCAAGTTTATTACGCATTTCTTCAACTTTATCATCAACTGCTTTTGCAAAGTTATCAATAGCATCTTGAGTGTCTTTAACAGCATTTTGGACATCAAGGTATGATAAAGCAAGTTCTTCAAGTTGCTCTTCAAGGTCTTGAAGCTTTTGTGAGCCTAAGTCCAAGCCTTGCATTTCTGCCTTCATGTCTATTTCTTTTTGCGCAATCTCTATAAGTTTCTTTTGATAAAGCTCCATATCAGATTCAAGAGTTTTTAAGTAGTCTCCTGAGCCTTCATCAAGCAATCCTCTTAATGACTGATTGTAGCTAAGTTCGAAGTCAATATCATCTATTTTAATATCATGAGAGGTAGCGACAGCTTGAACCTTTTCATAATTTAATTGATGGAAAGCCTCATTAAGTTCAACAAGTTCTTTTTTTAGTTCACCTGCTCTAGAAGTAAGTTCCTCATACATTTCAATTGTAAGATTCCCTTTGCTTAGCATTTGGTTTATATAGTCAATTTCTTGTTTAGCAGTAGTTAATTGGCTTTTACGAGTGTTAGCCATAATTTCAAGAGTTTTTCTGTATCGTTCACTTGTGTTATCAAGCGATTGAATCTTAACTTCTTCCCATTCAAGTACCTTTTGGTGCTTTTCCATATGATAATCGAATTTAGAAAGTTTGCTTGATATTATTTCATTGTAGTAAGCTTTGATTTGATTTTGAGATTGTAACATTACCTGTTGTAGCTCGTATCTTCTATCAAGCAATTGGTCTTGTTGGTTTAAATCTAGACCTCCTGCATCATACATTTTTTGGATATATGCATATTCAGCTTGGTAGCTTTTCAACTTACGTTGTTCGGCAGTATATTGTTTATTAACGCTATCTTCATACGCTTTTGAGTATTCAAGCATATTTTTTTGAAGTTCTGCTTGTTTTGCAATAGCATTGTCTTCCATATCTCTATTACGTTTATAAGCATCCATTTGTGACTTGATAGTGTTGAAGTTATTTTCTGATATTTTATCATTATTAGCCATGATAGCTTGTATCATAGATTGTGATTCAGAATGCACTCTTGCATAATCATCATCGCCTGAGCCACTACCTGCTGTAGCTCCTGAACCTGCATAAGTGTTATAAGCGTTGTTTGCATAATTAACTCTGTTGTTGTGCCCTTTGCTACCTGCTTTTTCTCCACTACGCTCATAAAGAGTATTGAAGTTTGAAGCATGTTCTGTCGCAGTTAGTGTTCTGTTTAATGAATGTAGAGCTTGTTTTTCTTTGCCTTGAAGCTCTTTCCACATGAAATCAAGCTGTGTTCCTAAATCGTTTGCACTAGTTCCTTTGCTCTTTGCGAAAGAGTTTAGTTCTGATAGTCTACTACCTCGCCACTGTGCAATACCAAAGGCGCTACCTTGAGCGTTTTTACCTGCTGTAGAGCTAAAGCTAGATTCTTGTTGAATATTCCCCATAATCCCTGCAACAGCACTATCGCTAAGTCCTTTAGATTTAAAGAAGTTCCAAACTGTGGCTTGAGTTGAATTTCCATTTGCCTTAGAACTACCACCTGAGGTTACACCTTGTCTAGCGCTAGCAATATATGAACTAGGATTGATAGTTTGGTTACTAGAATTTCTAATTTCATAATGAAGGTGAGAACCATCTCCACCACTACCACTTCTAACAGTTCCAGTGTTACCAATTGTACCTAGTTTAGTTCCAGCTGTAATCTGTTGACCTTTAACAACAGATACATCATTCATGTGAGCATAGTAGTGTTTATTGTTGTTAGCATCTTGAATAATAACTAAATTACCATATGACTTATCTTCACCAATCTTAGTAGCGTCACCTGCTTTTAAAACTTTACCGTTGATGTTTGACTCAAGAACATCACCGATTTTACCATCTATATCAGTACCTCTGTGATTATCAGAACGAGTACCATATTGCGAAGTAATTTGTCCTGACCAACCTTTCGGTCTAACTGTACCACCTGTGCCTGAGACAGTTGTTGAACTTGAATTAGTTACTCCATTGAGGTCTTTTAGTTTTTGATTATATATGTCGTTTTGCTGTTGAAGTAATTTGTTTTCATCTGCAAGAGCTTGTCTATACTGTTTAGAGTAAGTAGGGTATTTCTTTTGTCTACTTTCAACCTCTTTTAAAGAAGTGTTAAGCTTATCAAGTGTTAAAGTATACTTATTAGTAATTTTCTCTAATTCTGATAGCTCTTTTTTTGCATCTTTTGTTGATTCACTGGCTTTATCACTAGATTTAGAGTAATTATCTGTTGATTCACTGGCTTTATCACTAGATTTAGAGTATTTATCATTAGAGGTACTTAAAGAATTGATTCCTGTGTTCAATTTTGCTAATTCTTGATCTAGTTTAGCTTTTGTTGTATCATATCTAGATTGGTATGCTATTGCAGTAGCCTTCATAGCCAATCCTGCAACACCGCTAAAACCAGACATAAGCAATGCATTTTTTTCATGGAAGTTTTTGGCTTTTTCTAATGCCTCTAGCTCTACTTGAAGATTTTCAACACGAGCTTTTGCACCAACGGCAGAATAGTAAGTTTGCTCTTCTTCTGAGTTGTACTTACCATCTGTTAAGTTTTTGTAAGATTCAGTAAGAATCTTATTCATCTTATTCTCAGCCTCTATGCTTTCAATTCTAATCTCACCATTTTTAACAAGGTGAGGGTAGAGAGCCTTTAGCTTTTTCATAGCGTCTTCTAGTTTAGCCTGTTCATCTGTTGTTTTATTAGTTACGCTCGAAAGGTATTTATAAATACCTGTCAACTCGTTTGTCTCTGATATTTGTTTACCAGTGACACCTAGCATTTCCTCTCCTAGAGAGCTGAAACTTTTGATTTTCTGTGCGTACTCCACCAAAGGGTCTATAACATCGGCAAGACCTTCTGCGCCTTCGTTATGAGTTTTGAAATATTCCTCAGCTTCTTTGCGCCCTTTACCTTGAGTTTCCATGATTTCTTTAATTGCTTTTTCTTCGTTAAGTTTAGATTCTATGAAATTATCAAGAGTATTTTCATATGTTTCATAAAGAGCAGTACCTTCTTTAATACCTGAGTCTTTTAGTGCTTTTAGGATACTTCCCTTTATAGTATTAAATGATTCACCATACTTTTTCTCAAATTCATCAACATCAGTAATACCACTTTTTTTCATTTCAGAAATAGTATCCGCTAATTCAGTAAAGTTTTTCTCAATATCAGCGTCTTTTTTACCTAACGCCATTGTTATAGCTTCATTGAAATCATCTAAATCAGACTCAGTTTCAGCTAAGTTGATAACACTGTTAGCAACATCTTCAAATACTTCTTGACCTTCTGTAGAGAAGTCTCCCGTCAATTTAATGGTATCTTCTAGGTCTTTTGTATATCCTGTTTTTAAGACATTTAAACCTGACATAACATCTTTTTGACTTTGTAAAAGCTCAAAGTAGATTTGCTCTAAATGTTTTTGAGAAGACTCTAAGTCAAAAATAGCACCTTCACCAAGGTTTAACTCAGTCTTTTTAGCTAAAGCTTCTTTTACTCTTTCAATTGCAAGTGCTACATCATCAATACTTTTTAAAGAGTTGCCACTCCATAGGTCTTCATTGATACCTATACCCTTAGTAAGTTTATCTTTAAGTTCATCGTAGTTATGACTTACAAGTTCCATTTTATGAACATAGGCATATGCACTTTCTAGATTAAGCTCTGTGTCTCTATTTGCACCTTTAATAGTGTCTCTGGCTGTCTCTTCTGCTTCTTCTTGCTCTTTTTTTCCCTTTTCAGCATTAAGTAGTTTTTGAACCTCAAGCTCTTGTTTTAGAATGTCAACTTTAGTTTCTGCTTGCATAGAAGAAACTAGAATTTTATTACCATATTCATCTTCACCTTTAACTAAGTTAGGAAGTAGTTTACCTAGTTCATTTTGAGTATCAAGTAATTCTTTATACTTTTGAGAATCTAGTTGTTGTCCTTTGCTTTCTGCTGAAAGTGTACTATATTTAGATAATAAGCTATCAATAGCTTTTTCATTGTCTGCAAATGACTTTACCTCTTGCTCATTTTTAGCGATAAGTTCTTCCTTAGCTTTTTGAGCTTCTTCATACCTAGCAGTAACAAATTGAATAGCAGCGCCTGCTATCGAACCAACAACACCAACAGCCCCTAAGGCATTAGATAACATATTAGCACCTTTGGAAAATTTAGATGTGCTATTCGATGCTGCATCCGATGCTTCTGCAATTGAAGAAATTGTTTGGCCAAACTCTATAGCTTTAGCTGAATAGTCTGAGACTTGCTTTCCAAGACTGGTATCTTCAGACGTATTTTTTTTCAAGTCAGTCATTTTAGTATTAATATCTATAAGAATAGAGCGGAGTTCTTTAAGTGCTCCAATAGTTTCATTAAAGTCAGTAGGAGGTGAGGGTATTTCTTTTACATGAGAAGGTGCTTCTTTAACAGTAGCTTGTACTGTTTCTGAGCTAACGACAGGTGTAACATTTGCGACAACATCAATTTTGAACTTCGGTAAAGACATTTTATTAATCTGTTCTGAAATGCGTAGCTTCGTTTTTTCAACATCAAGCTCCATAACAGTTTTAAGACCTTGTAGTTCTTTCGTTTCAACAGTGTCTTTAATATGATTAAATGCGCCTTTAGCAAGTTCTAGTTTTACTTTTGCCTTAGCGAAAATAATTTTTTCTAGGCTTTTATTAATGTTTTCGACACTAGCCTTTTTTTCTAAAATAAGCTCAATTGGTTTTTGGTTTACTTTAACAGTCTCTATAAATTCGTTAATATTTGCTTTAGATTGTTGATAGTTCACACCAAAAGAAATCTGAAGTGGTTGTACCTCAATTTTCTTTAAAGCACTCTTGACTGTAGTTTGTGTTGCTTGTTCATTAACATAGAAAATCAAAGATTTCTTAGCTTGTTTTTGGTTGTTTAGGAAAGTTTGAATGTTTGCTTTACTTTGTCCAACTGCAACATCAAAACTAAGGTTAATGTTTTTATTTTTATGCTTGTCTAAAAATGTTTTGATGTTTTTATTAGATGCACCAACATTTACACCAAAAGTTAGTTTTTTATCTTTCATTTCTTTAGATAAGAATGTATCAATCCTTTTTTTGGATTTATCTTTATCAATATCTAACGAAACCAAAAACTTTACTTCGTTATTTGTAATACTCAAAATGTTTAGCTCCTTCTTTATTCGTCGTTGTGCAACTATTTTGTTGCAGTCTAAAACCCTCAAGTAAACCCCTAACCGAAATAGGGTAGGGATGTAATTCAAAGTATTAGAAAATATCATCTAGTTCATCTGAATCATCTTTTATAACATAGATAGATGTTGTTTCAGTAGAGATGTGATTTAAAAGCACCTTAGCTTTATTAATGTCTTTTCCTTCTTCAACTACTAAGTGTGTCGCTCTTGAGCGTCTAAGTGCGTGGGGTGTTAGTTTATATCCTAAGATATAATTGAACTTATTAGTAAACCACGCATTGAAAGCGTCAGGACTAAGTTCTTTTGTTTCACCATTCTTAAACTTACGAACGAAAACATATGGGTTATCGTCTTCACCACGAATTTCAAGCCATTTTAAAATAGCTTGTCTAGCTTCTTCGCTATACATCAGTTTGATCGGTTTACCAACCTTACCTTTACCTTTACCACGAACATGAGGTGTTGCGTAGAAGTCTTTGTTCTTTACCTTAGGCATATCAAAGAACTCTTTTTTCATCTGAGCAATTTCTGCTCTACGTGCGCCTGTGCTGTAGCTTAATAAGAAGTAAGCAATCATTTGATACTCACCTTCTTTTTCAAGCTCTGCAATAAGCCTGTCAATATCTTCTTTCGCTACAATATTCTTTTCTCTCACAAGCTGTTTAGGAGGGGAGGGAATAGCCTTGTTGAAGATATTTCTAAATTCAGGGTAGTCTTCGCCATAGTAAAGTTCAATATAGTTACAAAGTGAACTTACTGCTGAGCGTTTGAACTTAACAGCATTAGAAGATAACTCTAATGACATCAAGTGATTCTGATAATCTAAAGCGTGTCTTGCTTTTAATTTGTGGATAGGGCTGTTGTCAAATTCATCTTTAACATATCTCACAAAGATTTTTAATGCGCTTGTATATTGTTTAAGTGTTTTATCTGATAGATGTTGTTGTTTCAAGAACTTATTAACAATCTTTCTATTCCACTCATTACATTCAAGCCATTCTTCATTAGTTACAGGAGGTATTTTAATTGCCATTTTCTCACCTCCTTCAATTGTTGATACCTTGCTCTAAAGCTTTTTTAAGGTGTTTGTTATAAGTAGTTTTATCTAGCTTTTCTGCTGTTGCTTTTGCAAATGGTCTAGGTTCAGCCCATTTTTCATCAGGGTTATACCAACCATTCTCAGAATTGCTAGAGGTGTGCTGTACATCACTACCATTTTCAATTAGCTCTGAAAAAAAATAGCCATCCATTGAATCACTAGTGAGGTTTTCAAAGTCAGAAGCGAAGGTATTTCCATTAAGCTTATGTTTTGTAAATACCATATTTCTAGCGTCAGAAAGACTGCCAGCATCATAACTACGCTCATAATAGTCATAGACTTCTGTGTAAACAGAATCTACCATTGCGTGTCTAAACACGTTTAGAACTTGTGGGCTTTTAATGGTGTCTTTCACTTTACCTTGAACATATTTTTCTAAATCCTTGATATTACTGAATGTAGGCAATTACATCACCCTAACTTATTTAAAGTCTCCTTTTGTTTCTAATGCTTCATTAATTGCTTCTTGAGCCAATACAGCTTTTTCAGCAACCTTGTTTACACGTTCGATTACTTCTCCAACTTGATTTTGGTCAAAAATTTCATCGAAGAATAGGTCAAATAAACCAATCTTCATTAATGCTTCCATTGCCATAATCTTTTCTTCGAACGTGTCACCGATTTCATTTTTAAAGTGAGAGAAGTATTTAATAATAAGCAATAGCTCATATTTAATTAGTTGTTCTTCACTTTCAAAGAAACTGTATTCTTTTTCGATTGCGTACTGCATATCGTTGAATAGCTCAAGAGTTAGCTTCTCAACTTGAGTGCGGTCAAAGTATTCGTTATACTTAACTGTTTTTTTAGTCTCAGGGTCAACTACGAACGTAGACATTACATCTACTTTCTTAGATTCTGCTAGAATATCTTTTAATTTAATTGGTGACTGTCTTTTTGCTGTCATGGTAAAATCTCCTTTTTATCGGTTAATAGTTTAGAAATAAAAAGGGGAGAGGTTGACCTCTCGCCCTGGTTTTTATAACATATTATTATTTTTCTTATTTACGTGGTTTAAGCAGGATTGAACCCATTTCATCAGCACCCTTAGGGTTAATTACTGCGAAATTGATTTCAGGTGTGTAAACATTGCCGTTCTCTAATGAAATGTCAAACTCACCACTAGGGATTGTTTCAGGGAAATCAAATAGAATATCTGCTTTTACTTTTGCAGTGTCTAAGTCATAAGCAATTGTTTTCATTTCTACTCTGTATTTTCCTGCGAACTTAGTAGAATCAATAGAAATCCTTTGACCTTCTACTTCCTCTTGATAGAATACATGTAACTCTTGTCCTGCTTTGAAAGTGCCTTTAGCTCCTGCTAATTCAACAGCTTTCTTAGTTTTGTCTGTTAAAGAAACAACAACATTTAAAGTCTCTTGCGTACCATCAGGTAGTTCAACTTGTGCTTTAGTTCCTACGATAGCACCATCAGGTAATACGATTTCGTTTGTAGAAGTGGCGCTGTCTACAACAACAATACCTTTAGTATTTGCTGTGAATTGACCTTTACCGTTTTCTTCTACAGCTACACCTTGAGTCATTGCCCAATACTCAATATCAGCTACTGCTGAACGCATTGCTAAATCAATTGCTTTGTCAGTACGAATTTTGTAAAGTTTTTTGTTACCGATACCGCCTTTAAGGTCTTCTTCTGAGATAGAGCCTTTGATACCTGCTAACTGCGCTTCCGCGTTTAGTACCACTTTACCTGTTTCTAGGTCAGTGATTGTTACATCTGCTGTGTCTTGAATTACGATTTTACCCATTGAGTAAATTCCTCCATTTATTTATATTGTGTATGAGCTACATTTGAAGTAGCCCACCAAATTTCTTGTCAAATTCATTCTTAGATATTACATCATCTTCTAATTTGAATAAGTCAATATGCTTATTCCAAGATTCAATGTTTACCTTCTCTGCAACTGTGGCAAATAGGGTAGATGTCTGATAGTTATAGATAGCTCCAACACGAGCATAAATAGCGTAAACTTGAAAAATGTTCATTCTACATACATCATCAAAACTGTTACTTGTACTTGCGACAATAGAAGTAACAATATCAACAAATGTCTGCTCCTGTGAGGATTGTTGTTTAAATCTTCTAGAGCGTTCAATAGCTCTTTGAATTTCTTCGTTAGGAGAAACCTTGTCTTCTGTGATTACATTCATATCCATAATTAATCTTCTGACAAAGTGAAAACTCTCACTAGATTCAAAGATTATTTCGTATTGTATTTCTTCATTTCCATCAAACACTAATTGAAAAATCTTCAAATAAGCATTTAACAACTGTCGTGTACTAAGAACAATCTCTAATAGGTCTGCTTCCTTGATTTCCGTTAAGGCTTTTAGACTTGATTCATCTGCCATAGCTTCTTTTAGTTGATTTCTATAGTTGTAGTAGATGTGTAGAGAGTTTTGAGCGATAAGATTTATCTCAGCAGCATGACTAAGATATTCTCGATAGGTTAAAAATCTGATAGAACCAAATTTCGTATCTACTGTTTCACCGAAAATAAATAAATTCTTATCGTAGTCTAGATTTTCAATGTGGTGCATTATTTCTTACTCACATTCATTGTGTATTGATGTAAGAAGCGTCTATAATGTGTTGGGGCTTCACGAGGGTTGCCTGATTTGTATTCGAGCTTACCAAAGCCTGCAATACGCTCTAACGCTATCAGCTCATTAATCCTGTCAGATATTCGTGATATTCTTAAATCTCTGTCAAATGATTCATGAATAAAAATGTCAATGTTAACCTCTTGTTGTGCTACTAGATAGCTTTCAATTACAGGTCTACGTCTACCTTCGTAAATGTAAATCTTGCATAGTTTATTTTCTATTAGGTCAGAGGTTTTTTCGCCTAAAACAACTCTCTCGTCAACTAGTTTCCAATAATCATCACTTTCAATGTTTACTAAGTTTGGTAACTTAGGGTCAAGTGGGTCGGGATGATAGTTTTCTTGAGTGTCATATCCTTTAGGCTCATATTTTAATAATCTCATTAGTTCTTCATCAGTGATTAAAATTTGATATATGTTTGAGAAGAACTCTACTGTTGAACTTTGTTTAATCATGTTATTGGAATCCTTTACAGTTGGATTTCAATGTAACCAATACCGTTCATTACATGTTCCATTGATACGGTAACTTGATACTGATTCTGATATATGGTTACAGTTGAGTTAATTTCAGGAATGTGATTTGCTAAGGTAGTTTTAAAATAACTGAACCATTAGGAAAGGGAATAGAGAGTTATCATCCTGAGAGTAAATCTTGTCAGTCATTATACAAGGCTTTTTAATATTTATTTTTTCTGTTTTATAGATTGGTCTAACCAACAGTGTTAGTAACCACCTTGATTTTTCTTTCGTTTTAATAGGGAACTCAGTGTTATAAAGTTCACCGATTAACTGAGGATATATTTCATCATCAACCATGTTTGTAACAAGGTAAGTGAAGTCTCTCCAAATCAGGCAAAAACAAGAATTTACGCCCATAAAAAGATCTAATGTCATTTACGATACTAGGGATTGGTAATGTTTCCTGCATATCAATAAAAACATAAGATAGGGAAGGAGAATCTAAGATATAGTTCACCATTTGTCTTTTTGTGGAATTTTACAAGTCTTTAATTGTGTTATCATTAGCTCGAACCCTTTTTCTACAAGCGCTAAACATTACATCATTCCTGTTCTAGTTTTTGTATTTGTTTTTCAATCGTGTCAATAGTTCCAAACACTTTGCTTTTAATGAATGGTTTATTGTCCTCTTTAATACACTCTTTAAGCAATCCATTAAGAATAGCATGAGTTTGAACAATCCATGCGCCATCATATTCAGGTGTGATTTCTTTTACGTTATGAACCTCAAAAATAACTGAATTAATGTGGTCAGGTAGCGTAGAAACACCTTCCTCATATAGTGGCAAAATCTTAAAGATAGAGCCTTTTAATGAGTGCATATAGTTTAAATAATCTAATTTTGCAATCATTGTGTGTTATCCTTTGATATTAAATAATTCTTTTACATAAGCAACGCTATATGAGCCCTTAAGAAGCGGGGTGAGTTGATTTCATTAAAATTAGCTCAGCTAAAGTAATGTATTGAACAACGCTAAATTTAGCCCATTCAAACTTTTCGCTAGTGCGACTGGGAAATTAAAACTAAATTGGTGTTGCTAATCGAAAAACGATTAAATCATTACGATTAATTTCTAGTCGTTTTTTTAGATCTAGCAGTAGTTTTTGTAACTTACGCTTCTTTTACAGCTTTCGCATATGAACCAACGATTTCAGCTATATCATTAGAAGCTTCTTTGAAGCCTACTTCATAACCTTCGTCATATGCTTCTTCAATAGCTGTTTCTAACGTGCTAGCAATTAACTGTGATACGGCAATATGAAAGGCTTGCTTAGGTTCAGTGCCGATTTCAATTAAATTTTCGAAAGCATCATATGTTGTACATACTTGACATTTTGTTTCTTCCATTGTTTTCATGCTCCTTAATACTTGATATAGAATGTAGCTTTACGACCATTTCTATCAAGCCATAGTAGTTTTTGGTGTGCCTTAGAAAGTAGGCGACTGTCTTTTGAATAGTTGTTCGTTCCCGCGAAACCACCATTTACTATTAGGTCTACGCCATGAATCTCATTCTCAAAATTCTTGTGAATATGACCTGCGAAAATAGCAGTAGGGAACTTTTGAATCATCATTGTTAGGTCTTGAATCACTTTGCTATAGTTGTCTAAGTGACCATGAACACCGAAGTAAGTTCTACCTAAGATTGTTGCTACTATGATTTCGCTGTCATACTTGTTGTCCATCATAGTAACATTCGGCAAGTTTTCTAAACGAGCTCCCATATACCATGTGACAAAATCATGGAAACTCTCAGTCTTAATTTCCTCCTCTTTGCGAGAAGAAATTCTGTCATGATTACCTTTGACACTGTAAACTTTAACTTTTTCAAAGTAGTTTGCTAGAATAGCGACAAGTCTAGCCAAAGCTTCAGCTACTGACTTAGTTTGCTCAACTGCGGTTTCTGTTTCACCAATCTTAGTAAGGCGGTGTAGATTGCCCTCAATTAAATCACCTAATTGCATGATATGAAGCTCTCTAGCTCCTGTTAACTCTTGATAAGCTATTATTTCATTAATTGTTTGTTCAATGCGTTCATAGAACACTTCTTCATTAAATGTGTTCCAATGGTTATCTGTTACCATTCCTTTGTGAAGGTCTGATAACATTAAAGTAAGAGATGTGTCACCATTATATTTAACATCTGCTTTCTTGTAGTTAAGTGGTCTAGCGTTGTTGATTTCATCTTTAATAGAGTCAATCAGCTTTTTAAGCAAGTTATCCAACCTTGCTTCGTGGCGTAAGAATTGTTTGTACTCACGCTTTTGGTCTTGAACTTGCATTTTAGCAATCTCAAGCTCTTTAATTTTGTCGTTTAATTCTTCTAGTTCTCCAGAGGTATTAGCGTTCTGCTTAATAGCGTAATCTCTACCTTGTTTGAAAGCTTTATACCATTTGCGATAATATGATTCACCGAAATTAAGTTTAAGCTCTTTGTTAAGAAGTTCACAAATACCTTCCCATGTAAGACCAAGAATCTTTTTGTTCTCACAGATTCGATACTTGTATTCTTCAACGATTTCATTAGGAAGTTGTTTAGTGTTCATCTATTAATCTTCCTTAAATAAGTCTTCTTCTTGTTCTGCATCTGTTTCAGAAGATACATTGAACTCGTTAATAATTGCGATTGAATCTTCTTCTTTGATAGAAAGAGTGATGTTTTTACCATTAAATTCTTCCAGTAATTTATTTAGGCTATACTTGAAATCGCCATCTTTAACAGATTCAGTTACGATTAACTCTCCTAAAGTCCAATCAATATCAAGTTTACCTTTTAGTTGTATTGAATTAGTGCGCTTTGCCATTATTTTTTAGCACCTGCTTTAACTGACTTTTGAACAGCTTTCGCTTGTAATAAGCCATTTGGTGTAACAGGGAAGATAGCAACGCCACCACTGTAATCTACAGCGTGATAAGTTTGCTTTTTATCGTATTCAACTTTTCCATTTTTCTTCACAGATTTGCCAAGTTTATCAAGCTTTACTGCGTAATGTGTGTATAAGTCAACTACTGCATATCTAAGACCATACATAGTCTTAATTTTTCTAATGTGTAACATTTCTCATTTCTCCTTTACTCTAGTAAATTCAATATTTTATTGTAGGGGCTAGTGGGATTGAACCAATGACTTTGGGTTAGGAATCTAACGTTTTATCACTAAACTAAGCCCCAATTACAACAAAAAACACTATTAGAATAGTACGTCTTTCTAATAGTGAATTGATTGTCTTAATATTCAGTTATGTAGTAGACACATTCACCTTACAGAATAATAATGATTCTTTAGCTTGTTTTAAGATTACTGTGTCTGAATCACACCCTATATTAAAGAAACAAAGAGAAAGGAGAGTAAATGAAAAATTTTATTCACTTTGCTTTGTTTCCTGAATATAAGATGTAATATGAGGGGGGAGACGATTCGAATCTACTCCGCTTTTGCAATAGATTGACATTCTGCGCAACTCCCATAGAGCAACCTACAGGATTTTACCCTGCGAATAATATAATTGCTGTCAATTCTCTTAAGCAATTAGTAGCTTCATAAGATTAAGCTCAGGAACAGAATCGAACTGTTGTTTCTTGATTAAAAAGCAGATGTAATGTAACTATCTAATCGAGCGCATAGTGGAGGAGAGCGTTGAACTCACAGAGGCTTGCTTATTAGACAAGGTGAAATACGGATTCACTCCTGTTGGCTGACTAGGCAGTGGTCGAACATGCAATGATACGATAAACTTTTTATAGATACTCTAATTTTATTAAACCATCTATTCTATACATTGTGTAATCATCTTTCGATATTGCTGTGTTTGAAGCAAAAATCTCAAGATTCTCTGCTTCTTCATCATAAATATCGAAATACCTATCCAACGCTATCTCAAATGCTCTTTCCTTCCAACGGTTATCTATACTATCGTCAGATTCTTTAGAATACAAGTAAGATTCATTAACTAGTTCGTTGTTAGTTTCATATGTTAAAATATAGTAATTCATAGTTATATCCTTTTTAGTAGGGCATAGGGTATTCAAAACTCTAAATACTCGAAAGAAAATCGAGTGCCGTAGTCCACGTCAAATGCCCCCAAATTTTATTGGCGCGCCATGAGAGATTCGAACTCCCAACCGACAGGGTAGAAACCTGTTGCTCTAATCCATTGAGCTAATGACGCATATTTGATTTTCAGCATTGAGCGTAGTTAAGGGAAGAACTACGCTCAAACTTTGATTCTGAGGAGGTTTAAGTTATGAAATCAAAAAGAACTTCTCACTTTATCTTGCGAAGGGTAGGTAGCACCCAAAGTTCTTTTAGTTGTTTTTGTAGTACTTGATTAGGTGTAACGCTCTCTAAGATTGCTTTGCACAAGTTTTGAGTTAACCCACTTACTAATTATGTCTCAGATGTTTACTTAATCCTAATTTATGTATTTGTCTTGTTTGTGAGTTTAGTTATTATCTTACTCATGTGTTCGCAAGATGTTAAAGAGGTAGGAATAACACCTTGCGTTCAATAAGTTTATTAGCAGTAGCTTAAATAGGTAAGTGACTCACCTTGTATATTTCATATTATATTATTATCTTACTTTAACAAACGATTTTATCAAAATAATTTGAAAATAGTGGTTTTTTTAATAAAATCCGAATAAAAAGGTGAAATTCACACAGTATCACACCGATCATTTCCTGAATTAGTTAATAACTGTTTTTTCTAATACTTCCTTGAAAGTTTTTGAAACAGCAAACTTTGTAGCCAAGTGAGTTGGTTTAACCACTGGTGAACCATCTTGAGGGTTACGGTAAGTACGCTCAGGTTTTACTTCAACCTTGAACTGACCTAAAGTACCAAAACCAATATTAACTTGACTTTCAACGATAGCACGTACATACGCTTTTTCTACTGAATCAAGAACTGCTGTTCCGAAGTCTTTTGTTATTTGGATTTCTACGCTATCTGTGTCACCTTCTAAGATTTCTTTAGCTAACGCTTTTGATACACGCATCGTTGGTAGTGTATCTTGTAGTTCCTCAGCTAAGATTCCTGTAATAAAATCTGTACGACCTAATTTAGCCATTTTGATATAAGCTCCTTTTTCTCTGAAAAATAAAATGGATTTTATCGCCTTTGGGAAGCGAACTAATAATCCGATATATTATTATGTTATTTTTAACGTAAGTTAATCTTCACTACTATTAATAGTGATTCCTAGTTGTTCCTTATCTTCTTCTGATAGACAAGAGAAATTACTATAGCGTTCTGAGCCTTTGCTAATTTCCTTTACTTTCTTATGAGATAAGACTTCTAGGTTCTTTTCCTCTTTAGTGAGGTAGTAAGCGAACATATCCAAAATTACTTTAGTTTTTTGCTTTTCCCAAGTAAACAATAGATATTCTTCCAATGTCATTGTCTGAGCTAGAAATTCAATTTCTTCTATAAGAAGGTGTTCAATGACTTGCTTGCGTTGTGCAAAATTTAGCGAACTATCTAAGTTCACTGTTAGGTGTGGTAGTAAAATTTTCATTTTATTAATTAACCCTCTCATTCTTTAAGGCGGTGGGAAGTGACATTTGCAATACTTTTTTGTACAAGCTGATTTAGCGACATGTTTTACAAATGGAAAGTAAACGATCTTTTGCTGATTTATTGTCACTATAGAACTCGTTTGTTGCAGGTAGGTGTTCACCGCACTTATTACATTGTTTTGTTTTTAAACCTAGAGTGCTTGTGTAAATTACTCTACGCCATTGACGCTCATTCTCTTTCACGACTGCTTTGTAAACGGTCTTGAGCGCTTTCTTGACATTCTGATTCTCAATGCCTATAGCTTCACCGATTTCTCTATGGGTGTAGCCTTTTTCAACCATTTTAATAAGAAGTAACTGTTGATTCGTGAAGTTACATTGATTGATTAGTCTGTCCAATGAAGCATAAGTCGCTATCACTTCTTGATTAACAGCTTTAACCCCTGTAACGTCACGTGTGCTACCGCCGCCTAAGAAAAGGTTATCATCATATTTGTATCTAAACTCTATTAAAAGCTCAACCACGCCAATGTCATTCATGACGAAGGGTTGAAACATTAAGTCCTTACTAGTAATGTGTGCCATGCTAAATCTTCCTTCCTATATAATGTAACTTTCACCAACCTTTTGTAGTTGATTTTGACTTTAGTTATTATATATTATTTCGTAATTTTTGGATGTGTTTTTTGAAAAATATTATTTTTTAATTATATATGTTTTTAATATAAATATATTTATAAAAGTAATGTAATGATATAAAATAAGAGAGTGACATGAAAAGGTTGCGTTTAAGTATATTCAGGAGAAAGCAGGGATAAAATTGCCAAACATATTACACCAAAATACTAACCGCCTAAAAGTCAAGGTTGCAAAGGTGCTGTACTATAAGGAAGAAAGTATGTGGGGCATTGTGAGCGTTGCACCAACTAAGATAGAGGGTGACTTCGAACCTGAGCTGAATCGCTATAACAACTTTGTTATTAGAGGTAACATTCCAATGGCTATGAATGTGGGGCAAGAGTATGACATTGAAGTAACGGATTTGCAGACAGACGCTAAGTATGGTGAGTTCTATGAGATTATTCGTATTCATATAGAAGCACTTGACACAGTAGAAGCACAACAGCGCTTCTTACAAGCTGTTCTATCAGAGTATCAATCAAAGCTGATTCTTGAAGCATTTCCTAACAATATGATTGTAGATGATATTAGAGATAATATAATTGATATAACTACAATAAAGGGTTTCGGGGAAGCTACAGCTCTAAAGATTAAGAGAGAAATCAAGAGAAACAAAGACCTAGGAGCTTTAATTTCGGAACTTGCTGACTTGAACCCATCAGGGAGAATGTTGAATAAGATTGTTGAGAAGTTTGGAAATTCTACAATTGCGCTATTCAAAGCAAAAGAATCTTTATATTATCTATGTATAGTTTCAGGTCTAAGCTTCAAAAGAATTGACAACATAGCTCTTATGCGTGGGGAAGATAAGTTTGGTCCAAAACGCATTAAGGCTTACTCAGAATACTACTTTGATGAAATTGCTAATCAAGGGCATTCATGGGTCAATGAGCGGGAGTTCCTAGAACAGGCTATCAAGGAACTTGATGTTAATGGCACATATATTCGCGACTATATGAATTCAGAGGATGGTAAGAAAAACTTCTATTGGCAACAGGGGGATAAGAGAATTTCTTCTATTTTTATGTACAACAATGAGCGCAACACATTACGAAATTTACTGAGACTTGCTACTAGATATGAAGCACCAATTGGCTTTAATGTTGATGAAGCAATCAAAGACGCTGAGGCGGCGCTAGATGTAAAATATACTGACGAGCAAAAAAATGCTATTCGTGAGAGTGTTCTGCACGGTGTGTTTATTATAAATGGTAAAGGTGGTACAGGTAAGACCACTGTAGTCAAAGGGATTGTCGAGGTATTAAACTCTTTAGGCCTTACTTATAAAGCATGTGCATTGAGTGGTAAAGCTTCACAGGTTCTTTTATCGAAAGATATTGACTCTGCAACAATTCACCGCACGTTTGGAATTGGTGTTAAGAAGTCAGATGATGAAGAAATCGGTGGTGGTAAATCATTCTATGATGTAATAATCATTGATGAAAGTTCAATGGTAGATGCAGGCCTGTTTAACCAAATGTTATCTAAAGTTCAAGATGGTGCTAAGGTAATTTTAGTAGGGGACAGTGGTCAGCTTTCAGGTATTGGGCATGGGGATGTGCTTCGTGATTTACTTCAAACACAATACTTCAAAACTATTGAGTTAAATCAAGTTCACCGTCAAGCCCAAGATTCTGGAATCATTGAATTAGCTACAAAGATTCGTGAAGGTGTTCAAGTTTACTCTGCTAACCAAGAGGGCATGATAAAGTTTGGAAAGAACAAAGACATGATTATGGTCAACTATCAAAACAAAGAGGATATGCCCGAAAACGTTGAGAGAGTTTTAAGAGGTCAAGCAAAGAATATCAAAACACCTCAAGACCTAATGGACTTCCAAGTAGTTGTAGCTATGAAAGAACGTGGTGCTATGTCAGCAAAAGCAATTAATAACCTAGCTCAATCAGTCTTTAATGACCTAGAGAAGCCGTTTGTGTCTTACAATGGATATGACTTCCGGGAGGGTGACAAGGTTATTGTAAAGGGCAATAGCTACGAAATCAGCTACTATGATGATTTAGAGCATTATTATAATGTGCGAGACAATGAGTTAACTGAAAATGAGATTCAGGAACACTTATTAACATTGGAAACTGACGAGGAAAGAGTTGAGTTTTGTGATAGTATTCCAACATCAAACACTGGTGATTTATTCAATGGTACCATGGGAATAGTTGTAGATGTGTTTGAGAAAATAGACTATAACACAAACAAAATAGTTCAATGCTTGATGATTAACTTCGAGGGACTAGGAATTAAAGTTTACCAACAGTCAGAACTCGATAGTTTGGAACTAGCTTATACTGTAACTTGTCACCGGATACAAGGTTCAACTATCAAAAACGTAGTAGTTATATTAGATTACTCTGCATATTCACTTTTATGTAGACAGTGGGTATATACAGCAATCACTCGAGCTTCAAAGAAATGTGTATTACTTGTACAATCATCTGCTTTAGTTAAAGCAATCGGAACAGACGCTAGTGGAAACCGTCAAACATTTTTAGGTGATATGATTAGAGAATTACACAAAGCTAAAGGAGATTTAGAAATGGTAATTAAGCAAGTCGCTAAGTTGCAATAAGGTTACGCACAGTTGCATCATCTGCTTAGGTTATTAATAGTAATATTACAAAGGTGATATAATTATATATAAAAAATAAGTATAACACAGTACCAAAACGTCACTTTTTGTGTTTTAAGGAGAGAATGATTTATGCTAATAGATAAAGTCTTGTTTAACAACTTCTTCAAGAAGGACAACAAAGACAACTTCATAAACCTAGATATTAACACTTTTGAATTGTTTGGTGAACTTCTAGCAGCAGGGAAGTTGAAAGGAAATAGGCATAAGAAATTTGCCTTTAGTTGTAAATCAAACAGAGAAGCGGATGGATTATATAAGCAAGAAAAAGGGGTTATTAGATTCTATTGGTTTAACATCTACTACTCGTGATTTTCTAATCAGCAACATGAGGGGAGCGAAGTTACAACTTTGTCATACCTTGGCTATGAAGTAGCACAAGATTTTTTAGCTAAGTTTAATAGTCGCTATGTGTGTAAGGGACCGCTTTTAAATATATTCGTGAGGGTAAGGCCCGATTAGAAATTTATATAGAAGGTGATGGAAATTGCGAATGTGGTTGAAACTCAGATTTTAAGGAACGAATCAAAAAAAATTTGAAGAAACAACATTATTAAATAACGCTCATAATCAAAAATATAGTATATTTTAAAGTTATATAATAATATTTTCGATAGTGTGTATATATGGTTGTTGCAAATATTATTAGAATGACTAATAGTAGCATTGGAATTTCAATTGAACAATTTCTTAAAGCAACAGGAGCACAGAAATGAAAATACTTATAGATACAATTTAATAGACATATCAAATTTCTTTGATACTGTTTTTGGTAGACATTATTCAATCATAACAGCTACTGTATATTACAGCGATAAAACAAGTTTCCTAAAAGGTTTGACAGAATTAGCGTTTAAAACTAAACTTCCTAAAGATACGGTAAATATAGAAAAAATAGGTTTTTAGCTACTGTTATACTGAAAGGTTTATGTTGAATAAAAAAATCAAAATTGTATTAAAGTTATATATTTACATTGGTGGTAATGACGTCAGAGGAGTGCGACTGAGATGTTGTTAATCTGGATATATTTTAGTAAGTGGAATGGGGAAAGGTGATTAAAAACGGACTGGAAAAATGAGTTAAAAAGATTCGGAATAAGCGTAATCCAGCCCATTCTAATTAGAAAAAGTTATTGTGAGTAACTTAATAATATGTTATGATATAATAGTTTTTAGAAATGCATTATATAGCATGAAGGGAGACATATTGTTGTGAGTACTTACAATGACTTCATCCAATCAGTTAAAGATAACATTCATAAAATACATGAAAACAATAAAACTAGAAGGGAAGTAGAAAATCAATTAGCGATATATGGTATTAATAAAGGGGAACTTCAAAGATACTTTAATGATATTGACACACTTGATGAAATAGATATAAGAGCAATAGCACTAATAGGTGAACAAATATATATAAAATTTGGTATCGAAAGTCTTGACCTTAAAAAAACATTTAATAAAAATGAATTGAACGATATTAGAGTTTTTTATAACACAAAGCAAAATGATTATATAGATTATCCAATTGTGATACATGATGTAACAATGATTGGTCAAGGTAGTTATGTTTTTCCAATTGATTATAAATTCATAGCAAGGCTGTATAATAGTAATAAACTGAATTATAATTTTGAAGTTCAAAGGCAACCGAAATTTGTCAAAAGGAAAGACAGAGTTATCAAAGCCCCTTTTATCAATCAGAATAGTGTCAAAGAAATTACTAAGCACTTATTAAACGGTACGTTAGTTCCTACAAATATTGTGTATAATGCCAGTCTAGGTAGTTCTAATGAGAGTGAAGAATTAATCTACAATAGCAAAGAAAGAACTCTAACAATAACAGACGGAACACGTTTGGATATATTAGATGGTATGCACAGAACGATTTCCTGTTTAAGAGCTTACTCAGTGAATAAAGATTTGGATTTTAATTTTATTGGACTTCTTTTTAATTTCACAACGAAACAGGCTCAGAACTATCAGAGCCAACTAGCAAAAGCTAACCCTATTCCTAAGAGCAGAATACAGGAACTTGAAGCAAGTAGATACGCTGACTTTGTAGTTCAACAATTGCGCATAGATAGTGAATTGAAGGATAGAATAACGTCTAGAGACAGACTAGGAAAAGGCACAAATGAACTAGTGAGCTACGCTGTAATATCCAATGCAATTGACAGTACTTTTGAAATGAAAAATAAACTCGAAGCGCTTGGAAATTATAATTATTTATCAGAGTACTTTACTTACTTATTTGGTTACTTCCAAGAAGATTTAGAACAACTAGACAATGGTAACTTAATGTTTTATAACAAGATGTTCATAGGACACATAAAATTAGCAAAGCGAATGAAAGAACACAACATACCTTTAAGCAACCTCAATCATATTTTGAGTGGTATAGACTTCAATAGGGAAAATAAGATTTTTAAAGACTATGGAATAGTTGTAAACGGTAAGGTAGCTAATAAAATTGAAAAATCCATAATAAAACTATTTGATGATATTGAGCTAAAGGGGAAATAGATAATGACAATTCAAAACAATGTTTTAAAATTTGATAAATTATATAACGGTGAAGAAAAAAAGGCTTTTATTAATCAATATGAATCAGTTGATAGTCAGTTAACAATTTATTGGCAATTCCTAAAAGTAGCACCTTTTGAATTTCAAGCAAATAAAGATATGTCAGAAATGACAGGCGCAGAAATAAAAGAAATGTTATTAAGCGCTGAGTGTTCAACAATAACAAGTGCTATCAATCATATTAATACTTATAAACGATATATTGATTACATGACAACTACAAGCCCATTCTATGAGTTTGAAAGCTATTCAGAGCTTGCAAGTGAGATAGTAGCAAAGGAGAAAAACAAGCGCTACAGCAAAGAGGAATTAATGTTCATGTTAGATGAATTAAATAACTACACTGACCAAGCATTGTTACTAGCTTTATTTGAGGGAATCAAAGGTAAATCATTTAGTGAATTATTAACATTAAAAAGAGAAAATCTTCATGTGATAGAGGAAAAAGGCTTCGAAGACTACTATGTTGCAGATGTATATGACGAAGGAACTAAAGAAATTAGACGAGTAAGAATAAGCGAAGATCTTTATAAATTACTTATTTTGGCAGATAAACAAACAGCATATAGAACAAACAATCAAGATGAAATCATAGAGACCCCTTTTAATGAATATGAATATATTTTTAAGAAAGCAAAAAAAGGAAGACAGGGCGGTAATGTATTAGACAGACATTTCATCACTAGAAAGTTTGTATTCTTTAAAGAGTTCTTTGGTAACATCTATTTAACTGCGGAAGACATTGTTCAAAGTGGTATGATGTATATGGCATATACTTTGTTCAAACAAAGTGGAAAACTAGGAAAAACGGAGCTTTTAACTATTGGAGAGCATTACGATACTATTATGGCAACATCAAATGGAAAAGACTATTATAGAAATATAACCGACTTAAAAAGAAAAATATTTAATGAGCAATTAGGGAAACTATATAGTGAGCTAGAAGGTGTTGAATATTCTGATTGATACATTCTTTTTAGTGGCATTGTGCTTCCACAGTGTCACTAAAACATAGGTATTAAATTATCACTACACCTTAAAAACGACAATTAGTTGTTAATTTCAACATATTTGGTTGTCGGTTGTTAAATGTTTCTATAAGTAATATAATAATATTTAAGAATCGACAAGCGTATATGTGATAAAATGACTACTGCTAGTATAGCTTTTTGACACGGAAGCCCTTGTTTATGTTCTATCAAGATGTTATAATTGACTATGTTGTCAAAAGTAACTAATAGGGCAAGCGTTTCTAGTAATAGTTACATATACCTTCAAAAGAGAAAATAAAACATATCGTTGGGGGAAAAACTAAACAATGGCACATCCTATTAGTATTCGATTAATGATGAAAACACATGCAAGTAAGAAATTTGACGAGTTGATTGAGCAATTTGAATATGCTCAAATGCTTATTTTATTAACTAAAGAGGGAAACTTCCATAGTTATCCAATTGAGGATAGAGAACAAGACGATGACGAGTTCTATGTTGATTTGATTTTTGGAGACATGAAAGCTTTTAAAAAAGAAAAAGAAGTATTTGAAAAATTACAAAGTGTTCATTTTGAAAGTGATAATGGCGAACTATTTGAGTTTAAGTTTCTTGAGTCATTGAGTGTTATTGAAGTAGTAGAACTGTCTGACATCGACACTATCTTATACAATCCAAAAACACTTGAAGCGTTGCTCGATTAAGCTTTACAAAAAAAGTAGCAAAATGACTAATAAACCTTTATAGTAAGTCGATTATTTTATGATTTATGAAAGTGGTTAGTGTTTATAACACTAATCGTGTATCACAGAAAAATTTTATTATAGCCGATACAATCGTTTTGTATACAAGCGGTGCATGGGTACTAGAATAGTACTAAAGAATCATATGATTAAGAGCTTTAAATCAGTTATTTTTGAGTTGGTTGCCATTATGATAAACAAAATATCGATAAACATTTAGACAATCTAAAATTCAATCTAAGTGGTATGTTTCGTACTATGCTTATGTACATTGGTTGCAAATTGAAATTAAACAGCACCTCAAACTGAAGTGAATAAAATATCTTAAAGTAATCCTTATGTAATACCGAACTCATTTCATTTTAAGACGGGGCTTTTTAAAAGTTGGAGTGGAAGTACACCTACATAAGTTGAGGGTGTTGAAATCAAACAAACACACCAATGTAACATCGAGAAAGTTTTTCAGACGTTATTCATATCAATTTCATATTGGCCAAAACATAGTACAAGGTATTGTAACAGATGTGTGTTTATCTTATTTTCTAAAAATACCTTGCACTAACAGAAATGTTGTGTGAGGTATTTTTTGTTTTCACAAAACTCGGTTTAAACTACTCAGAAGTGCTGACTACATTTCTGATAAAATAGCAATTTTACTTGCGAAGGATAGGACAACAAACAAAAAACAACGTAATAAAAAGAAACTAGAAACTGCTATTATCAACGACTTATCTGTAAGCTACACAGTTGAAGTTAAAGGTAATGGCAAAAAAATTGCTTTAAATAGAACATACATTCGGTTTTGTGTATATTAGTAATGATTAGATTCTTAAAATATCCGTTTCAGATCGGAAATATTAGTTTCTATCAATCATATGACCTATAGCAACACAACACAAGCAGTGAGCTAAAAGTCATAAGCTATATAGGTGTTACTAGGGATAGACAGACATGTGAACGCACTACCACGTCTATGCCTAGAACCCTTATATAAGAAAGAAATGAAAGGTAATGGATAAGATGATGTTTTTATATGAAAGTCTTCATAGCTATCAGAAAGACTTGATAGATGAAGAAATTGAAGAATATATTAAAAAAATGATAATAACTAATCGTGGTTTTAATTACACTGAAAGTCAATTTCAATCTTTAATAAATGAAATAGTGATATATGGAAAACAAGTCAACAGCTTTTTAGGAGAAGCAGTCAATTGCTTTAATTTAAAACAACTAGTAGTCAAGTCAAGGGCAATAAAGATAGCCTATGAACTAGAGCAGAGCAATCTAAGAAGTAAAACAAAAAGAGCTCTAGCAAATAAAAGAGAAGAGATTGTAAATCAACTTCAAGAAAGCTACGATATAAGTAATGATATAATATCTTATAAGTATTTATTTAAAGATTTTTATATGAATACTGAAAAAATTTCAGAACCACATATGGAAGATGAAACAGTGTTTGTGTTTTTTGGAGAGCATTGATAGGTATAGCTATAGATGTTCTTTTGGATTATTCAATACCAACAGAAGATGATGTATATAACTAGTTAAAAATATTAAGAAAATCATAAGTGCTATTAATCGTAAATCCACAATGACCAGTTGGGAATTAGACAAGTAGAGGAAGATTGGTTCGAATAAACTATTAAAAATTTCTTGATTTCTCGTTATATAAGAAATATAATGACATGTAATATTCTTATTTGATTTTCAAAAACAACATAATAACATTATGGTGAATTTAGAATAATGCGTGACAAGGAAAAAGATGAAGTATGCATGCATAGCAGAGCAGGGTTTTTGACAATGGGCCTTGTTAGCTTACGAGTGAACCTGATACAACTTAAATATTAGGCGACCAGTGAATCAAAGTGGGTTGCGGAAGATTGAATACAGTCCTTTAACTAACAAGTATAAGGAAAGAAAATGATCTTCAGAGAGATGGTTCATTTAAATGTGAATGTAAAGGAGGCGGTAGCTCAAAAAAGTGATACAAGCTTTGTTCCTTTTCTTGAATGACTATACATATAGCTCTCATAACGCTATGACTAGCTCAACTGATTACAAGTCAAACAATACAACCAATACTAGCTTTAAAACTAACGCAAGTTCATAGAAGGGTGGTAGCTAAGTATTAAGAGCGTAGAAAGTTGTTCTTTTAGAGCATTCCGGTTTCTTCATTGAGATACCTGAACTTGAGTATGGCAGCATATATAAAGCTTTAACTATGCCAAAGGAACGTATTGAGGAAATCAAATACGTTTCAGAGAAGCTATAGGTTAAGGTGTATGTTCCAACACTAAATCAAGATGAAATAGTAAAGTAGGTTATTCTAGTATGCTAGTTCCTTTCCTTAAATTAGATTACTTGAGATTTGATACAGTGTTAAGTCCCTATGACGTCATTGTTACTAATATTAATCAAAGAAATTGAATTAAACAACGTTACACCACTCTTAGTATTGGAAGCACTCTCTATGAATAATGAAAGTCTTTCAAAACAAAAGCTAGTTTCAATTATCAGTCAAGACGTTTGGGGATACGCCCAAGTTGACTTCATTAAAAAGATGATTTCAATTATAGATGTATTGACTATCGAAGTGAGTGGAGGTACTTATGAACCTAGCGATTATAAGATAGATATTCTTAACATGCCTACTTATCCTTATAAGTTCTTGATATTTACGAGAATGAAAAGGGTAAAAGTAGGAGTTGAACTATTAAGACTTGTGGCACATTTGCTGTCCTATGGAAATTACATAAGTAGTGATCGAACACCTGAGGAAGTAGAAATTGTTTCTAGATTGTAACACCAACATACAACGCACCAATTCCCATTCAACTTAGATAATAGCTCATACGTTAAAAAACCTTTTCTTAGTAGCGGAGGCTAAAGTGTTGGGATTATTAGAGAGCATGGAACAGTGAATATGATTATGTTTATCAAAATTTATTGAGCCACCTAAACGACAGGTAATTATTAATGGATTCCAAGAAAAGAGCTATATCATTGGCTCTTTTATCTGTAATGACAAGGATGTCGGTCTTTCATGTAGATAAGGTGGGGAGATTACCGAATGGGATTCTCAATAGCTAGCAATTGTTCATTTAGAGGAAAAATGAAAGAGGCAATATGATAATTACAGCATGGGTATTATTAATATTCTTTTGAGCATTTGGTTTTTGGACTACTGCTCAATACTACTTTGGTAAAAGGACTTTAGGTTATCGAGCTCGTTTAGGACGAACCTAACTTTATCAGAAACTTGTGGTGGCTACTCAAATGAATCAATGCAGATGTTAACTTGTGTAATCACTAGAATGGAAGAGACTAAAATTAAAACAGTAATCAAAGAGTTTGATAGTCATTCTTTATAAGAATCACAGTCGTTGCAGAAGTAAAAGGTGGTACTTTCACTAAAAGAGATATTCATTAAAGGTGGGCTTTTCCTACCCTTTTAATTAATAGATGATTAGGGGCTATTCAACATGACAATAATTACACTACAACACACACAAGATACATATGAGTCTTTACAATTATTCCGATCCATAGAAGAAATGAATAAAGCCGTAATGGCGCATAAACGCTTAAATAAGGAGCAATTAACTAAATCAACATATGCTGTCCTAGACTTCATTTCACAGTGGTCTTGCAAGTATGTAGGGGTGAGCTACCTTTGTCAGAAAAGAATCGCGGAGAGCCTAGAAATAAGCTATAAAACGGTTCAAAGATCTATTTCTAAATTAGTAGAATTGAACGTTGTGAAGAAGTTTAAAACAAAACGAGCTACAGGTGACAAGCGACAAAGCAGTAATATCATTGTAATTCAACCAGCTAAAGAAAATGTCCAACCCAAATGTCCACCCGAAGATACTCTTATCAATACTCAAAATATTAATAAAACAAATGATACAGAAAAAGAGGGTCTTTCTTTAAAAGAAGCTGATAAGGAATCTTTAATTAAAAAAGGATTAGTAAAGAAATTACCTGAAACATTACAACGTGTATTAGCCCCTTTCTTTGACGCAGATGAAATTTATAAATTAGCAGGAACTATTTATAAAGCTAAATCTAAGGTTGATAAAGCTATTCAAATTGAAGATTATTCAAATGAATACTACCAATGTATTCTAAGTGTTATAAATGCCTATAAACGAGGTAAAGCCGATTCATTACATGGTCTGTTGTTCCATGCTATTAAGGCTACAACAAAGACTATATGGCTTAAACAACGTGCTACAGGTGGTATTTGGTCTTCATTTTTAAGTTGATTTAAAAGTGATATAATAATAACAGATATGAATTTCGAGCTTGTGATGATTGTTGTTCTAACCATGAAAAAAGATATGTTTATAGTATTGTCTCCTAAAACGAGTAGACAATTTATTTGAACTTGAATAATCTAGAAATTTAAAATTTTAGACATTTCATTTGGTAAAACCATAAAATAATATATAATGACAAATGTATTTTTCGTATCTATGATATGAACTATAAAGGTATCACTTGAGAAGTAGTAAAAGAACTATTGGAGTTTTAGAACGCCACTATCAAGCAATATTGCAGGTTGGCGATAACGTTAAAGAGTGTTTTACAGTGTCAAAATCACTAGATAAGCATATTGAAACTGTCTGAACACATCTTGAGTCATATGAAATCATGTATGACATAGTAATTAGCATAAGAGAGGTTTGCTCAAAAGTTATGAAGTCAGAGGAACTTGTAACGATCGAAGGGAAATGAAGGTCTTAAATGACACATTTTGGAATTGATTGGAGAAAAGGAATTTGACTAAAGAAAGTATCAGGTTCGTGGGCATTGACCCATCAACTAAAACAGGTTTTGTTATTCTTGATTCTAACGGTGAGGTAGTTGTAGAAGAAGAAATTCGAGCAACAGCTACAAAAGACCCTGCTAGAATGATTGGAATAGCAAAACAAATTAAATCGTACTTGCAACCAAATGACAAAGTTGTTATTGAAGGTTTCGCTTACGGTGCTAAGGGTAAAGCAGTAGACTTCCAATATGGACTAGGTTGGTTAATCAGAGCTATGCTTTTTACTGAAAAGTTCGGTTATTCTGACGCTACACCAAGTCAGGTGAAGAAGTTTGCCAGCAACAAAGGGAACGCAAAGAAGGAAGATTTAGTGCTACCACTGTATAAGAAGTGGGGTTATGAACACCACTCAGATAATGTGCGTGACGCATACATTATGGCTCGTATGGCGTACAACATGTATAATCACGCTGGATTGCAGAAATACGAGCAAGAGGTACTGAGTAAAATGATAAAGCCAAAATAATAATAAATTGTAAAAAATAATAATTTATAAAAGGGTTATTAAAATCACTTTACAAAAATAACATAATAATATAATCTGAAAATTATATATTGGTGGCTTGTTAGTTACTTAACAAAAAGCATAATAAGATTTGAAAGGTAGGGATTGTAAAATGGCAGAACAATTATTACGAGAAGCATTAAATAAAATTGAGATAGTTGGTTTCGCTCAAGAATCAACACTCGAAAAGAAAGAGTTCAAAGACAACATAGGTAAACCTTACACATGTATAAGCGGTGACATTACTGTTAAAATCAGTGAGGAAGAAACTCAGGTTGTGTCTTACTTCGCAAAAGAGCTTACACAAAAAGGCGAAGTAAATAAAAACTACAAAGCCTTAACTACTATCATGAATGAACTAGTTACTGTTGCTGACGTTGCTCAAGGAGTATCAGAAGGTGAGCCTTCCCGTATTGAATGTCAAGGTAAATTAACTCTAAATGAGTACAAAGGCAATGATGGAGAAGTTAAATCATTCCCTAAAATTAGTGGTCAATACGCACCTATTCGCTACAAAGGCGAAGCAAAAGATTTCAATCCAAAAGCTAAGTTTGATATTGAGGGAATCGTGAAATCACTTAAAGCAGAAACAGATAAAGATGAAAATGAAACAGGTCGATTAAAAATTCAGCTTTACGTTCCTTTGTATGGTGGGAAAACAATTCCATTAACATTTGTAACAGGTGAAACATTGCCACAAGGCGGTAAAGACTACTTAACTGACAACTTCCAATCTCGTGCTTCTGTGCGTATTTACGGTGATTTAGTTAACAAGTCTAAAAAAATCGAACGTGTAATTGAATCAGGTTTCGGTGAAAACAAAACTGACGTAACTTATGAGCGTACTCGTGAGTTTATCGCAACAGGCGGTACATTATACGAGGAAGGTGTTCACAAAGAAGTATTCGACATTTCACTTCTTAAAGAAGCATTAGCTAATCGTGAGCGTCATTTATCAGCACTAAAAGAGAAAGAAAAAACTGATGATAAACCAAAACCAACAGCAGGTTTTGGTAATGGTTCTCAACAAACAAATGCTAAAACAAATGAAAAACAAGATGATGGTTTAGATGATTTATTTGGTGAAGATTAATTCTTCTAAGTAATGAAATAATATCGTAGATTTCGATAATTAAAAAGAAGGTTGACAATCACCACTTTCTTTTCTGAATAGGCGGTTGTCAACCTTCTTCTATTGAATAAATTTTAACAGAAAATGGAGAGTTAAACAATGACAATCGACTTATTAGCTATTCAACCACATCAAATTTCTCGTGATCTTCGTGAAAAAATCGTAGTAATCTACGGTGAGCCAAAGGTTGGTAAAACAACTATAGCTTCACAATTTCCCAAAGCTTTATTACTAGCGTTTGAAAAAGGCTATAACGCTCTTGCGGGTGTTATGGCACAAAACGTTACTAAGTGGGCTGACTTCAAGAAGGTATTACGACAACTTGAAAACGCTCAAGTTAAAGAAAAATTTGAAACTATTATTGTAGATACAGCAGACTTATCTTATGCTTCATGCGAGAAGTTCATTCTTCAACGTGAAGGCGTAGATAAAATCGGTGATATTCCTTACGGTGGGGGCTATAAATTAGTTCGTGACGAGTTCGATACAGTGTTACGGTCAATCCCAATGATGGGTTATGGTCTTGTAATGATTTCACATGCTCAAGTACAAACGATTACAGCAGAAGATGGAGCAGAGTATTCAAAAACAGTACCGACATTAACAAAACAGCCTCGTGGTATCGTGCTGTCAATGGCTGACATTATCGGTTACGCTAAGTCAATCGAACGTGAAGGTGAATCTAAAACAGCATTATTCTTACGTGGTACACAACAATTTGAAGCGGGTTCACGTTTTAAACATACACCACCTGTTATCAAATTTGAATATGAAGCCCTAGTGAAAGCAATCGCTGACGCTATTGAAAAAGAAGAAGTTGAAAAAGGTCAAACAACAGTAGTTGAAAAAGGAGTTAACTTATACGCTGAGGAAGAACTACTATCGTTTGAAGATTTAAAAACTGAAATCAAAGACCTTACAGCTAAATTAGTTGAAAAACAAGGTGCTAACGTTGCGAAAAAAACAATGAACAACCTTGTGGAACTACACTTAGGAAAAAGTCGAACTCTAAAAGATGTGACAGAATCGCAAATAGAACAACTGTCTTTAATTGCTTATGATTTAAAACAAATGTTGTAAAAATAGTGTAATGATATGTGAGCGGGGAGTGTTAGAGATAGCGCTCTCTATTGTCGCTTGTAAAGGGTGGTAAGTTGTGGCAAGAGCATTACCAAAGTGCAAAATTTGTAAAGAAGAAATCAACAAGAATGATGTATCTAGTTTTATTAAAAAGAGTAGTGGTTATTTCCATGTTGACTGTGAATCAGAAAAGGGAGATAAGGAAAAGAAGACATGTAGTTTCTGTAATGGAGAGTTCGAAAGCGAAAAGGATATTGTGAAGCGTGGTAGCTTAACAGTCCATCAAAGTTGCTTAGAGCAATATCATCAATCTAGTGAGAAGGTTGAAGTGAAGGTTAGGGTGAGAACCTGTCCTAAGTGTAAAGAGAAGGTCAATCCCCTTGACGTAGACGCTCTTGATACTGACACAGCAACTTATCACAAAGCTTGCTATGAGAGCATACAAAGACAAAAGAAAAACCGAGAGGAACTACTTGATTACATTGCATTGAAATACAATGTTGAGTTTCCAACCGGCTTTATGTTAAAGCAAATAACTGATTATCACAATAAACGAGGTTACTCATACAAAGCAATGCTAGTGACCTTAAAGTATATGTTTGATGTTGAAAAAGTTCCTACTAAGGAGGGTGTAGGATTAGGTCTTATACCTTTCTATTTCGAGAAAGCCAAAAGCTATCACCAAAAACTAAGAAAAGCAGGAAACTCAGCTAACAACGTTACTATAAACAACAAGACAGTGAAAATCAAAGCTGTTGCCCCTGTTAAGGCAAATAGAGTAAGTCGCTATGATTTAAGCAGCATGTAAGGAGAATGGGAAATGAGTAATAAAACACTCTTAGCTCTACAAGATAAATTTGCTTATATTCCAATATTCGCTAGACTTCTGAATGAACCTGATGAAGTGTTGAGTTTATCTAGTGGATATAAGCTAACACCGAATGATTTCCCTGAGAGATTTCATAAGATTTTATTCACAACAATAAATGAGCTTTATCATGAAGGTGTCTCAAAGATTGGTAAGTTTGAGATTAACGCCTATTTACTAAAAGGATTTACTAACCAACACCGAATATATAAGGACAATGGCGGTGATGAATATGTTGACAGAGTGATGGAACTAAATGAGCCTGATAACTTCGATTATCACTATAACAGAGTTAAAAAGTTTTCATTGCTTAGACACTATACTGAGGTTGGTATTGATATTTCAGACATTTATGATGTTGATGTTTTTGAGCTTAAAGATGAAGAAGAACAGTCAGAACGCTTCAATAAATTGACTATAGTTGACATAGTGAAACACATTGACAGCAAAATCATTGATATTAAGTCTGAATTTTTGATTGAAAAAGAAGGTGTCGGTAGTCACTTATCTGAGAACATTCGAGATATTTTCTTCAAGAAAACACTAGCTCTAAGTTATGGCGCTAACTTAACAAGTGGCTATCTTAACACAGCTTCTCGTGGCGCACGATTGCGAAAGCTTTACTGTATTTCAGGTAACTCAGGCTCGGGTAAAACTCGTTCGCTATTAGCCCACATCTTAAATATGTGTGTAACTGATATTTATACTGATGGTAAGTGGGTTAAAACCAACAACAAAGGGCGTGGATTATTTATCTCAACGGAGTTAGAGGAAGAAGAAATTAAGATTCCTGCGGTATGTTTCATTGCTGATGTTGAAGAAGAGAAGGTTCATAACAATGACCTAACGGACGATGAAATTAAGCGTTTAAAACACGCTTTTAAAGTTTTAGAACAAACACCTGTATGGTTCGAAGAATTATTTGACTTTGATGATGATGATATTGAACATGAAATCGAGAAACATGTAAACAAAAATGGTGTACAATATATTGGTTTTGACTATATGCATTCAACATTAAAGATGTTTGATAGCCTAGCAAAACAAGGCGCACGTAACCTTCAAGAGCACCAAGTATTGCGTATCATGTCAATACGTTTAAAGAACATCTGTAATCGCTACAATGTTTGGATTGGTACATCTACTCAGCTTAATGACACATGGAAACAAGGTGCATTAGACCAATCGGCATTAGAAGGCTCTAAATCTATAGTCAACAAACTGGACTTAGGGGCAATTCAAATTCCTCTTACAACTCAAGATGAGGCGTTGTTTGATGAAATTAAAAAGACCGCTAACTTAGGTTTCCATTTGCAACCTACTCACACAATCAACATCTATAAAAATCGTGGTAACAAGTGGAAGTTAATTCGCATTTGGGTACATTTCAATTTAGGTACTCTACGAATGACCGACTTATTTGTAACTAACTATAAAGGTGAAGTTATCTCTGATATTACACCAACTATGGTTGAACAGTTCCTAGAAGTTGATGAAAATGAAGAAACAGTTGTTTTCAACATCTATGCAGAAGATAAAGAAGAAATCATGGCTATCATAAAAGAAGCTAATAGCTATCAAGATGAAGGTTGCATTGGAGATTTATTTGGGGGCTAGGTGATTGAAATGTATGACAAAGATAAGTTGAAAAGTGAGCTAACAATTGAAGATATTAAGACAATTCTGACAGAGTTAGGGGTTCAACACATTGAATCACACCTAGAAAAAGGTCACATTATAACTAACACCATTTGTCATAACATTTCAGATGGAAAGATGAAGTTATACTACTACATAGATGATATGATTTTTCGTTGTTATACAGATTGCGGTAGTAATTTTGATGTATTTGACCTAGTGATTAAAAGCTATGCTTTAAAAGGCGTGGAAATTAATCTGATAGGTGCTATTAATTGGATTCTAAGAACTCTTGGAAAGACAAATGATTACACAACTAGACCAGAGGGTTTTGGGCATTCCTATGTTAGTAGACGAGAAGAATTAGATTGGCTTGATAGCTTAATAGTTAAGAAGCCTGTCAATATTGAAATGAAAGTGCATAGAGAATACACTTTGAAATTGTTTTCTAGAAAGCCTCACCCATTGTTCTTATTTGACAATATCAGTGAGGAAACAATGAAAAAATATGAGATTATGTACTATGAGAAATCAAATAGAATTGTCATTCCTCACAGAAGACATGACACAGGTGAGTTGATTGGACTTAAATCTAGGTCATTAAACTTCGAGGACATTGATAATGGATATAAATACATTCCACTAAAGATACAGAATGTACAGTATTCTTACCCAACTTTCCAAAACCTCTATGGATTGTATCAAAACAAAAACTTCATTAAAAAGATTCGAAAAGTAGTTATTTTTGAATCTGAGAAGTCAGTAATGCAGTTTGAAACCTACTTTCCTAATCAGAACTTTAGTGTAGCTCTATGTGGTAGTAATATTAGTAAACAACAGGTGGAAATGCTAATTAACTTAGGCGTACAGGAAGTTATTATTGCGCTAGATAAAGAGTTCACAGTTCTCAACACAAAAGAGGCTAACATATATGAAGAAAAACTACAGCGACTTTGCTCAATGTTTAGTAGCTACGCTAAGGTAAGTATGATATGGGACAGGTGGAATCTGCTAGATTTAAAGGATTCACCTTCTGATAAAGGTAGAGAGGTTTTTGTTGAGTTATTCAAAATGAGAAGAACTATTAACACAAAGCAATGAATAACGCAATGGAAGAGCAATTAAAATATTAGAAGAATCAGTAGAAATTGCGATGTAGATTGCTTACTTAGATGAAGATACAAAAATCAATTTTGGCTTAACACCTGAAAAAGAAAAGAAGCAAAGGAAAATACCGAAAATATTGAATTTGCAATGTTATTTCTAGGTGCATAAAACTTTAAATTTAGGAAAATAAGAAACGGCAAAGATTATTTAAAAGTAATATAATGATATTATCGGAGAGTGAATTTGTTGTACAGGTTAATTAGCACATCCAATATTGTCACGGATGATTTCCTGGAAGTGATTCTAGGGAATCGTGGCATTACAGACAAAGAGCGGTTCTTAGAACCAAAAGCAAGTGATGAAATTCACTACTCAAACTTACACAACATAAAGGAAGCTGTAGCGCTGTTCAAAGAGATTGAGAACAGAGGGCGAGTAGAAGTGAGAAAGATAAGAGTTGCATTAATTATTGATAGTGATATTGATGGAAACACAAGTTCAGCTATTCTCGCTTCATATATCGAGAATCTATTCCCTCATATTGAACTTATCTTCTTATTCCATGAAGGTAAACAACATGGTATTACAGAGGATAAAGTGAAAGAGATTGTAGAGTTGAATAAGGAAACAGCTCTTGACTTATTAATCGTAGCTGACGCAGGAACAAGCGATTATAGACAACAGTATCTCATTAGTGAAAAACATGAAATACCTATCCTAATCCTTGACCACCACGAAGCTGAGAATGGTGAATCAGAGTTTGCTCTGGTAGTCAACAACCAACTATCAGATAACTATCCTAACAAGGCCTTATCAGGTGTAGGGATCGTATACAAGTTTTTACAGGCGCTTGACGATGAATATGGCTACATGGAAGCGGAGGAGTATTTAGACCTTGTAGCGCTTGGCAATATCGCTGACAGCATGGACTTAACAAGTCCTGAGACACGCTACTTAGTGTATGAAGGACTAAAAGATATACGCAATGGGTTCTTAAAGGAAATCATCTTAAAACAGATTGGTGACTTTAAGCGTGTATATCCCCACACCTTGGCTTTCGGTGTTATCCCTAAAATGAACGGTATTATCCGAGTAGGGAAACCGGAGGAAAAGATTGACTTATTCAATGCTTTTAGAGGGTTTGAGCAAGCTACAGTGAATCCTCGCTCTAAGAAAAGTGAGACACTTCCACAAAAGGTAACTCGACAATGTGTCAACGCTCATAAGCGTCAGAAGACAATGCGTGAAAAATGGGTTGTCAAAATCAGGGAGCAGATTGTAGAAAAGAATCTTCACGAAAATGCGTTTCTTTTGATTGAGCTAGAGGAATCATTTGACCGAGACTTAAGTGGCTACCTTGCTGGAGCGTTAGCAGGAGAGTATAGAAAGCCTGTTCTAATGTTAGTGTGGGATAGCAAGATAGAGCGCTTCTCAGGCTCTCTACGTGGTTATGATGGCACTATGAAGAACACTAAGGACTTTCTAGAGGGATTGAATTTGTTTGATTATCTAGGTGGACACCAAAATGCTTGCGGATTCAAGATTTCAAGAGATTCATTATTCAGTTTGAATGGTGCCATTAATAGCGCTTTAGAGGAACAGAATCTAACAGGTCATCAGAAGATTGATGTTGATTTCTATTTAGAAGATGGTCAATTAACTACTGAGCTAGTTAATAAAGTTTTTGAATATGAGTACCTGTGGGGCAAGGGAGCAAGGAAGCCATTGTTTGCAATTGATATTGAAGTAGACACTAACAGGATTAAAAAGTCTTCAAGCTCAAACATGATTGAGTGGTATCACAACAATATCAAATTTTTACAATTCACATGCGATAGACGCTTACTTGACCTGATGGAAGACGGTCATATCGTTAACCTAACAATCGTTGGAAGCTTAAGTGTGAACTATTTCTTGGGAAAAAGCACACCACAGTTCATAATTGAAGATATAGCAATAGGTGAAAAAACAGAATTAACACCAATTGAAGAAGTCAAAGTAGATGATTTATTTAATTGGTAAAAATAACAAAATTGAATGTTTTATTATTGTGATGATGGCGATTTTATTAATATTTAGTAGAGGAAAATCTAGATGAAAAGGAGAGTAGCAATTATTAAAAAACACAATGAATTTTTTAATAATAATGAAAGCTATTGCCTTGTAGGTGAAGACAGGGCTATTTAGTTTACAATGTTGGCGACCTTGTTTCTTGATGCTTTTAGCTTAGGAATCATAGATTGAAAACGAGTCTTTCGTGATGGGTTGGTAAGCTGCTGATCTAATAGGCTTTATCAATTTTAAAGTCCCAATAGGTGAGTAATCAAATGAGATTTTGGAAGAAAAAGAAGAAAGCAAAACACGCAAAGAAGAAAGAGAAAGGTGACATACTTGATTAGTTCTCAGATAGTGTAGACTATTATTGTTGCTTGTTTGAAATCTTTAAAAAGAGTAGGAAAAACTACTCTTTTTTTATTTACAAAAATAACAATATTATATATGATTTTGATTATTGGAACTATGTTTATTTAAAGAGGAAAAATAAGAATGAAAAACAAGAGTAAATACGACTTACAAAATGTTTGGTCAAAAAAATAAATTGAATTTATTACGAAAAAAATTTCCTGTGAGTCAGTAGTATAGAGTAAATGCAAAAAAAATGAATAGTGATGAAATGCCTGTTAGAAAACAAATTGCTTTATTAATGAGTGAATTAGCGGCAAAGGGGAGATGGAAATGACAAATAAAATACATAAAAATGAGAATAAGCATTGGACTGATTCTCATTTAGATTATATTGAAACCAATTATGGTGTAAAAGACATTGAAGAAATGTCGAAATATTTAGGTAGGAGTGTTGAGGCTATTAAATGTTCCGCAACTAAACTTGCTCAAAGATTAATGACAACAAAAGAGCTTGCGAACTATGGACTACCTGCTAAAAAGTTTAAGAAACATGGAACTTCATACAATGACTATAGTTTTGGTGTTGAACAAGATAAGTTTTGGGATTGGCTCGAAAAACATAGAGAAAAAGTAAGTTTAGACCCTAATAAATTTGAGCGAAATGAAATATTGCCTGAGCCTGTTTGGTTGCAAGAGGTCATGGTAAATGGTGTTGCCTATGCCAGAAGAAAATGGTCGAAAAAGTTAGAAAAAACTGTTTGGGACATGTAGTACTTCAATCAAAAAAACATCACTGAAATATCAAAAGAGGTCGGAGTGACTTTCGGGAGTGTGCGAAGAAAGCTTGAGCGTGTGCAAAAACAAAAGACAAAAGAAGCTAAACAGAAGAATATCAAAAATGATATAATAATATATGGATTAGAAATAGGTTAATTCCTAAGGATATTTTTATTGATTGGAGAAGATGATATGTGCAAAACTTGTGAACTACACAAAGGAGACGTTTGGATATGCACATGCGAAGGTGAATGTACTTGTCGTATCGAGCTTCACGCACATACAGACGTTAGTAATATACGATTATTAGATAGTATCAACTCTGTTAAGGAGCTGATACAGACAGCGTGGGATATTGGTCTTAAAGGTTTAGCTATCACTGACCACGAAGCCCTTTCAGCACACGTAAAAGCCATTCAGACGGTTCGTGAGCTAAAGGAAAAGGGTAAGATAGGGAAAGACTTTAAATTGATTCTAGGCAATGAGATATACCTTGTAAATAGCTTAGAAGAAGTTAGAGATAATTATCAATCAGGTGTAACTAAATTCCCTCACTATCTCCTTTTAGCTAAGAACAAAGAAGGTCATGAAGCTCTCCGTATTTTATCCTCAAAAGCATGGGAGAACTCATTTTACACAGGTACTATGGAGCGAGTACCAACAGTCAAAAAAGACCTTGAAGCGATTGTAAAGCAGTTCCCTAATACACTGATTGCTACAACTGCTTGCTTAGGCTCTGAAAGCTCTTACTATATCCTAGAAGCTGATAAGGCTCGTTTAGAAGGGGATGTACAAAAGAAACAATATAATATAAAAAAATTAATGTATTTTATTGAGTGGAACATTGAGCTACATGGTAAAGATAACTTTTATCTTGAACTACAACCAAGTGCTGATTATGAGCAATCAACAGTAAACAAAGTGCTTATCAAGTTAGCACGAAAATATGGTTTAAAACTAATTATCACCAATGACGCTCACTATCTACGACCTGAGGACATGCCTATTCATGGAGCATACCTAAACTCAAAACAAGATGAACGTGAGACTGTTTCATTCTATGCTCATACTTACTTGCACAAGGCTAGTGAGATTTATGCGAAAATGAGCTATTTAGATAAAGATGTTGTCAAAGAAGCTTTGAAAAATACAATGGCTATAGGAAAAATGATTTGTGACTACACAATTGAGGGTGACACTATCATTCCTGTAGCTAAGTTACCTGAGTTTGAGGTGGCTCACCTATTTAAAGGTGGCTATAAGAAATATGGCTACATTGAAAAAATGGCACACTCTGATAATGAACAAGATAGATACTTGCTTCATTTAATCGAGAAGGGCTTCAAAGAGAAAATTCCTTATCGTGAAATGTCAAAAGAAGCATTTCATGAAGTAATGGCTCGAATAAACATAGAGCTAGAAGAACTTTGGGAAATGTCGATTATCCTAAATCAATCAATGGCTAGTTATTATGTTACAGTCGCTAAAATCATTGAGCTAATTTGGGGTGATGATTGCGGTGAAGCTTCACGAGAAGAAGGTTCAATTGTGGGTGCAGGGCGAGGTTCTGCTGTAGCTTTTTTAATCAACTATTTAACTGATGTTACTCAAGTAAACCCAATGCTTTATGGTATTGAAGTTCCCCATTGGCGACACTTACACAAGTCTAAGCCTGATATTTCCGCGTTGGATATTGATATTGATGTAACTTCAACTAAAAAAGGCTTCCTCTTTGACCGAATGAGAGATTTCTTTGGTAAGAAACAAGTTATCCAAGTATGTACTTTCGGTACTGAGAAAGCAAAATCTGCGGTTCAAACAGCCTGTCGTGGTTTAAGTATTGATAGAGATGTAGGTTTATATATTGCTTCACTTATTCCTGTAGAACGTGGCGATATGTGGCCACTGAAAGATTGTCTTTATGGAAATGAAGAAAAAGGTAGGAAACCTATCAAACAACTTATTGATGAAATCGACATGTATCCAAGACTACGTGAAACAGCTTTAAAGATTGAGGGATTAATCAACAAGCGCTCAATCCATGCAGGCGGTGTACTTGTTCTTAATGAAGAATACACCAAGATGAATGCAATGATGAAAGCACCGAATGGAACACCTATCACACAGTTTAACTTAAATGATAGTCAGGCATGTGGAGCTATCAAGTTCGATATTCTTACAATTGAGGGTAACGATAAGATTCAAGAGTGTATGGAACTTCTATTAAAATATGGTGAGATTGAGTGGCAAGGGACACTTCGAAAAACATTCCATAAATACTTCCATCCTGAAATCATTGACAAGAGTAACCCTGGGTTATTTAAGATGATTGGTGAAGATAAGATTGTTGACTTATTCCAGTTTTCAACACAATTAGGCCAGGCTGTTATCAAGAAAGCTCAACCTAGAAGCCTTATTGAGCTTGTATCATTGAACTCTATCATGCGACTTATGTCAGAGGGTGAAGAACAACCAATTGATACATTCATTCGATACAAGAATGATATTAACCTTTGGTATGAAGAAATGCGCCAACATGGTTTAACTAAAAAAGAAGTCGCTATTTTTGAGAAGTACCTAAAAGCTTTAAACGGTGTAGCTGATACACAAGAAGCTGTAATGCTTATGGCTATGGATAAAAACATAGCAGGATTCACCGTTAAAGAAGCTAACTACCTTCGTAAAGGTATAGCCAAGAAAAAGGCAGATGTACAGGAAGAAGTAAAACAAAAGCTATTCTTATGGGGGAGAGAACGAGGAACCCGTGATGAAGTAATAGATTATTTATGGTTACAGATTTCACGAATGTTAGGTTACGCTTTCTCGATTCCTCACACTTTAGCGTATACTCTTATAGCTATGGTTGAAGCGAATCTATCATACAATTACAATCCTCTGTATTGGCAAACAGCATGCCTAACGGTTAACTCGGGCTCTTTGGAGGTAGAAGAAGACGCGAAACAGAAGTCAACCAACTATGGCAAAGTAGCAGAAGCCATAGGAAAGATGAAAGGTCGTGGTATTAATATATCACAACCATTCATCAATCGAGCTGAGTTCGGCTTTGTACCTGATATTGCAAATGACCGTATTATCTTCTCGATTAAAGGTATTGTAGGAATTGGAGATGAAGTAGCTCATACAATTCTTGCTAATCGCCCTTTCGCTTCGTTTGAAGACTTCTATGAGCGTATGTATGTTGAGAAGCGAATACAGAAAAAGCACGTTATCCAACTCATTAAAGCAGGTGCATTTAACGAGTTTGGTCAACCAAGATATATTATGAGAGATTTCTTATTAAAAGAAATCGGCATAAAAGAGAGCCTGAATATGCAGAACATGAAGTCTATCATTGATTTAGGATTGTTAGATAATCCTGATTTGCATATCTATAAAGAGCTATTCAACTTTAAAGAGTATATCTCAAAGAGTGTTGTTCGAGTGGAAAAAGCATCAAACAAATGCAGTAAGACAGGGTTTTCTAAAGATAAGATTCTAGGGCTAGATGAAATTGCAAAGCAATTTTATGAGAAAACGTTTGACGGTAGTTCTGTTCGTGGATATAATTATGTTACTCTTGAAATATCGGAGAAACAATTCACTAAAGAGTATAATGAAAAGATAAAGCCTTTCAAAGAGCTAATAACTACGAAAGAGTTCATCAAACTTTATAATGAAGCCATGTTTAAGAGAGAGTGGTACAAAACAGCTAAAGGCTCAGTATCTAAATGGGAAATGGATTCTATCTCATATTATGAGAATGATCATGAGTTAATCAATGTGAACATGGAGAAATACAACATTGTTAACTTCTTTGAACTTAATGAAAAACCTGTAGTAGTAGGATATTCGCATTTCAAAGATAACAACATTCCTAAGCAGAAGGTCTTTACTATTGTTGGTACTGTACTTGACAGAAACAAAGCAAGACATACAATTACTGTATTAACACCTCATGGTGTAGTTACTGTGAAAACATATGCAGGAGCTTTTGCTCACTATGATAAACAGATTTCACGCAAAAAAGGCGAGAAAAAAGAAGTGATTGAGAAGTCGTGGTTCACTCGCGGTAATCTAGTGTTGCTCAATGGTTTCCGCAGAGAAGAACAATTTGTATTGAAAACTTACAAAGTCAAAGGTGAAGAAGTTCAACACACTGTAAACCTAATACTAGGTGTTGAGAAAAATGGTGACTTAATTCTTCAAGATGAAAGAGCAAGAGCTTACTAGGCTCATATTCTTACTACAGGAAGGAAGGAAGTTATATTCTATAAATGAAATTCAAGACATATGTCTATGTTTCAAATGTGACAAAGTAAGATTTCGTAGAATTTAGCGACAAGTTTAATGAAAAACACTAAGGTATCAAAAGTAATGTTATCAACTCTAGTGACAGGAGGGTTAGTTTCTATTTCATTAGTTTTTAATGTAACAGGCTATGAAGTAGAAGCACCGAATATAACAAAAGGAGAAACACAAATTGAGCTACCTTCAAGTGCTTTAGTTCCAACGTTTAAATCACCTGAACAGTCAGCAAAAGAAATCAAAGCTGAGGGCGAAAAACTCCAATATGAACGAGAAGAAAGAGTACGAATCGAGCATGAAAAAGCAAGATTAGCAGAAGAAGCTCGTTTAGCAAAGATTGAAGCAGAACGCAAAGCCAAAGAAGAAGCAGAGCGTAAAGCACGTGAGGAAGCTGAATGCAAGCGTCAAGCAATGCTACAGCGACGAAGAGAAATAGCGAGGCAAAAGCAAATAGCATACCAAAAGCAACAAACAAATGCGCAACCTCAAAAACAAGCGCTAGCAACAAATGGTGTAGAGTTCAATGGTAGCTACTACACACCATATTGTAACGGTTGCTCAGGTGTTACAGCAACAGGCTATGATGTTCGTAGTTCGATTTATGTTGATGGTATGCGAGTAATTGCTGTAGATCCCCGTGTTATCCCTTTGTACTCTATTGTTGAGGTTTCAACACCTAACGAGAAATTTAGGGCAATTGCTTTGGACACTGGTGGAGCAATCAAAGGTCACAAGGTTGATATTCTTGTAGCTGACAAACAAACAGCTTATAACTTAGGTAGACATACTGTTTACGTTAAAGTGATAAGAAACGGCAAATAGTTTCTTCAAAACTTTAAAAAGTAATATAATGATATAAAATAGGGTATGGAGTTATGGTTGCGGTTTTCCTCTATACCCATTTTTGTTTAAGGAGAAACACTATGGTGAATAAAGAGAAACTTATTTAATAAATAATTGATGAACTGACTAGCGTGGATTATAAGGGCTATCCATTGGGTGTAAATGGATTCACTGACGAAGTACGAACCAGGCTTGAAACAACTAAAATAAATAATGTTGAAGTACAGTATTTCCGAGATTCACAATATGCTGACGGTGAACCATCTGTAATCGTTCCCTCAATTCAAAGGGGGTTCGCCATGATGAAACTGAGCTTAGCTACTACTGAACTATAAAAATATTAGGGGGAAGCATTTACTTTATAAAGGTAACATGATAATATGTTTATAACTTATAGTGGTTAATGTAAACTCATTTGTACAGATGAGAATTCTCGTTCAATCAACAAAAAAGTAATATAATGATATATATAAGTGAAGCGAGAGATATGGTAGATGAAACAATTGAAGAAAACGAAATGCAACAATGGGAATCACTTAATCCAATAAGTTCAATGCAAGAAATTTTAGGTTTAATGCAAACTTTAGAACAAAACTTTTTCATAGCCAAAAAAATGGAGGAAGGCTTAAATAATCGACAAGGCGATTTATTACATGCACTTGAACTTGACCTAGATAGAAAAGAAATTAATGCTGTTTACAGGGCGAAACGCGAAATACGATTTAAGCGCAGAGATATAAAAGACATACTGATTAATTTAGTAGAAGCTCAAAACTTTATCAAAGCAAATTACAAATTTATTAATGAGTGTAATGAAGCCATAAAAAAAATGCAACGCACATCTCAGAAGGTTTCTAATCGCAAGTACTCTTATGCAATTGTGAAGCACTAGCAAAGGTCATTGATTTGGAAAATCACCCTGATATTATTCCTTTTATCCCACAAGAAGAAAGACAAAGTACAGAATTAATGTCACAAGTTGAAAAGTTCAGTCAAAGATGGGGTAAACAAAAGTGATAGACATTATTTTTGGGAGGAGGTGAAACCTATGAAACGTAATAGATTCAGAGTTTCACGCTTAATAAAAAGGATGAAAAATAATGTGATGACATAAGCTGAAGGTGATGCATCTACCTCAATATGTTATGAATAAATTACACAATGGAGAACAAGAGATTGTTATTCCAATTTGTAGGCAACTGCATGATAAATGTCTAGTTGATTATCTAAAAGAGTATCATAACAAGTTTAACTATTGGTAACTGGGAATAAAGGGAAAGATAATGACAGAAATAATTGAACAAAAGAAGTATAAGGGTAAACTCAAGGAAGAATACGCATTGAAGATATGTACAAAGGTGTAGCACTTGCGCTTTATGTAGCAGGTTATCAATTGTTCTTCATGGGAGCTGTTGACATGAGTTATGTCGATAATTGAAATGTTCCAATCAGGTGCTACTAAAGTATTGGAAATATAAGGAGTTTGAGGCTTTGTTAAAATTTGTTCCAACTCATATAGCATGGGCTATCTTAATAACCATAACAGCAATATCAGTAATATTGGGAGAGTACAAATAGGGTTGGTTAGGAGCATAAGAAATGACTAGAACAACAGCTAGACAAAAAGTACTTGAAGCACTACAAAACACACCAAGCGGTTTAACAAACAATGAATTGATTAAAATATCACCTAGTTTTAGAGCAAGGTTATCAGAGCTTTATGAGGAAGGTCATATTATTGAAAAAACACCACTACAAAATGGGGTGAATCTGTACCGATACAAAGGCTTTGAGAAAAAAAAGCTAAAAGATGCTTATAGTTCTTTGGTTCATGTTCTTTACGAAAATGGTCACAAAGATGTTGTGGAAAAGCTATCTACAATTTTAGGAGAAGCTAATGTAGTCCTTCACAGAAAAACACTGAAATAAGTTATTAAATCAATAAGAATCACAGTTAAAGCTGTTGACATAGATAAGTAACTAATGGAGAGGGTTGTTTAAAATGGAATCAGTTGAAATGGTGACATTATAAAAGCAGAACATGTACATCTGCTAGAAAAAAATGTGCTTCTTAATTATTAACAAGCTTGTGGTATAGATAATTGGAGTGGCTATGGTGAAGCAATGAATGATGGAGGAGAAGAATAATGTTATTACTAAATAATTATGACTTTACTATCAATCGCTTTCCTAATGGAGAGTAGAATCTCCTTAATATCTAGGAAGCAATCGTATTTTCAAAGCATAAAAGGTACATCACTTCATATTAAAATATCGAAGTGAAAGATTAGTTAAGGTTAATCAAATATATATATAAGGTGCATAATGGTATGTTAAATTACGATCAAGAGCAAGTTATGATAAACTCAATCCTTGATAGAAGGAGCAAACACTTAGCACAATTAGAGCGTGATTCTGCTTCTTCCGAGGTGAAATATTATGGCTAAACTAACGGACGAAACATTGGATTGGTTAGGTGATATGTTTGTTGAGAATGAGATTCTTGATAGGCATGGTGTTACTTTCGAGACGTTTGTGAATTGGTGGAAGATAGGTTTGCTAGAAAAATATGATTTAGTATTTTAAAAAACTTATTAAAAGCAATATAATAATATCAAATGTTATTAATTTAATTTAGAGGCGGTGAGAAACATGACAAACTATAACACTCAAAGGTTCGCAATAGAAGTTGAAATTATCACTACTAAATTAGTGGAAACACTTAAAAGTAAGAATGCTGATTATGGCAACAATGTTGACAAAAACATTGACGAATGGGGATTATCTTCATTAGCTATTCGCTTAGATGATAAACTCAGTCGATTCAAAAATCTAATCAAAGAAAGTAAAACTCGCCAAGTGTCAGATGAAGCTATCGAAGATACTTTATTAGACCTAGCAGGGTACGCGATCTTAGGTTATCGCAAAATGCAAGAAATGAACCATAAAGTTGTAGATAAGATTGACAAAGAGGTTGCAACAGTAATCGAAAAAGCATTAAAAGAAGCTACAACTCAAGATAAACGAACATTAGGATCAACAACTTTTACGTTCAACTGTTAAAAGTTATATAATGATGTATTTAAAAGGGGGATGTTTTTAACGTGGTTATTCTTTATACACGCACAGTATGCCCAAAGTGTACTTTAATCAAAACACTTCTTGATTCAGCAGAGGTGGCATACGAACAAGTCAACTTAGACTTTGATGAAAAAGCAGAAGTGGAGCTAAAGGAAAAAGGATTCATGGGCCTACCTATCGCACTTGATGAAGGTCAATATTATGCTGACGTTCCTTCAATTCAGGCTTTCATTGCTCAAAAGGCATGATAGCCTACGCTAGTAGAACAGGTAACGTGAGAGATATTGTGGGAAGACTAGATAAGTCTATTCCTATAAGGGAGATTACAGCTAGTACTATTGTTCAAGACCCCTATTACTTACTAACTTATACAGATAAGCTAGGGGAAGCGCCTGAGGTAGTAAGACAATTCCTATCTTCACATGAAGAAAATAGGGAAAATCTTAGAGGTGTAATCGCAAGTGGTAACACAAATTTTGGAAAGCGGAATTTTTGTGGCTCTGCTATTGAGATCTCTCAGTGGTTAAGAGTTCCAATAATACGCATGATTGATCTGCGAGGTAATCAGGATGATATAGCAACTATTAGCAGTAGCTATAGAAAAATGATTGCAGGTGAACAAGTTTGAAAAATTATTTAATGTTAAACAACGAGGTTCTTAATACTTACAAAACATTGGGTATTATTGACCGAAAGAAGGACAGAGAAGCTACAAGTGACTTCTTCTTTGAAGAGATCAATCGTAAAACAATGTTCTTCCATACGCTTGAAGAAAAGATTAACTACATAAAGCGTGAGAATTATTATGAAAAGGAATTCTTAGACAAATATTCATTTAAGTTTGTCAAGAAAATCTTCAAACTAGCTTATGATTATAAGTTTAGATTCCCAACGTTTATGAGTGCTAGTAAGTTCTACAGCTCATATGCACTAAAAACTCGTGATGGAAACAATTTCTTAGAGCGGTATGAAGATAGAATGGCTATAGTTGCCTTATATCTAGCTCAAGGTAAGCGTAAAGACGCTGAGGATTGGATTCATTACTTAATGCGTAGTTACCAACCTGCAACACCAACTTTCATTAATGTTGGTAAGAAAGCTCGCGGTGAGTTTGTGTCATGTTTCAAGATTGCTATGGCAGACAACATGAACTCAATCGCTCACAATATCGGAAATGCTCTACAGCTGTCGAAGCTAGGTGGTGGGGTTGGTATTTCACTAACTGATTTACGTTGTGCAAAGGACCCAATCAAAGGCATTGAAAACCGAGCGTCAGGTGTTATACCTGTTGCTAAGTTGCTAGAGAACTCATTCTCATATGCAAATCAATTAGGTCAACGAGCAGGTTCAGGCGTTATTTGGCTCAATGTGTTTCATGGTGATATTGAGGACTTTATCTCAGCTAAGAAACCAAATGCAGATGAAAAGATTCGCCTTGCTACTTTAAGTACAGGTATCATTTTCCCTGATATTTTCTTCGAGTTAGCTCGTCAGGATAAGGATATTGTTCTATTCTCTCCTTATGATATTAAGAATGAGTATGGTAAAACTATGTCTGAAATCTCGATTACTGACATGTACTACGAGTTACTTGATAACCCTAACATTCGAAAACTGAAACGCATTAATGCACGTAAGTTATACACTGACATTAAGAAATCTCAAATTGAGAGTGGTTATCCATTCGAAATGTTTGATGATAATGTCAACAAAGCACACCCATTGAAAAAGATTGGGCGAGTGAAAATCACTAACCTATGTACAGAAATCATGCAATTAATGGAAACCTCTGAAATCAATGATTATGATGAAGTAGATATTATTGGTCTTGATGTAAGTTGTAACTTAGGCTCACTTGATATTCACAATGCAGTTAAAGAAGAAGACTTCGATAAGTTAGTTAACGCTTCAATGCGGATGCTTACACAAGTTTCTCTATTAACTAACATTAACAATGTGCCTGCGGTTGCTCGTGCTAACCAAGAAATGCACTCAGTAGGATTAGGTGTTATGAACCTCCATGGTCACTTTGTTTCTCAGGGTATCATGTATGGAAGCGAGGAAGCCAACGAGTTCATTGACGCTTTCTTCACTGCATTAAACTACTACTCTATTAAGGCTTCTGTAGAGATTGCAAAGGAACGTAAGAACAAATTCTATCGTTTCGAAGATTCTGAGTACGCAAGTGGTGAATACTTCGAGCATTACTACAGAAAAGAACTAGTAATTACTTCTGAAAAAGCTAAACAGGCGCTAGGCAATGTTCCAATCATCACTATAGCCATGTGGAAAAAATTAGCTCAAGAAGTTAAAAAGCATGGTATGTTCCATGCATACAGATTGGCAATTGCACCTACAGGTTCAATTAGTTACATTAGAAGCTCAAGTGCTTCAATGTCACCAATCACAGAGCGTGTAGAAGTGCGAGACTACGCTGATTCGAGAACAATTTACCCCATGCCTTACCTTGATAATAACAACAAACATCTTTATGTTGAAGCATACGATATGGATATGTTTAAGATGATTGATTCCTACGCAATCGCTCAGAAACACGTTGATCAAGCTATTTCAATGACATTGTACATTAAAGATAATTGGACAACAGAACAGTTAGCTAAAGTGTATATTTACGCATGGCTAAAAGGGATTAAATCAGTCTACTATGTGCGACAACGTATGCAAACAATTGAAGAATGTGAAAGTTGTTCAGTATAAAAGAAGGTGTTATAGATAAATGGAAGTATTATCAGAAAGAGCGTATATACAAAAAAGATTTGAAAAAGTCTTTGAAGCTGTCAATTGGAATAAACAATTAGGCTTACATGAGGTCTTTTGGAAACAACAGGTCAAGCAGTTTTGGTTGCCTGAGGAAGTAGCTGTATCTAAAGATCTTTTAGGTTGGAAGCAATTTGAGTTTCAAGTAACCTATATGCGAGTTTTAGCAGGGCTTACTTTACTAGATACAATTCAAACTAACGTAGGTATGAATGAGCTTTCACGCTTTGTTAAGAAACTACAGCAGAAAGCATTGTACTCTTTGTTTGGGGCGTTTGAAGCAATTCATGCTAAATCATACAGCTATATCTTTACAACACTTGCAACGAACTCTCAGATTGATGAAGTATTCGAATGGGTTAAGACCAATCCATATCTTCAATATAAAGCGAGTAAGATTGAAGCAATTTACTCAGCTATTAAAGAAGATGATGATGTTTCACTATGGAAAGCGCATTTTTCTTCTGTGATGTTAGAATCATTCCTGTTTTACTCAGGGTTCTTCTATCCACTTTACTTAGGGGGACATGGGATACTTAAAAATAGTGCTGAGGTTATCTCATTAATCGTCCGTGATGAATCAATTCATGGGGTTGCAGTAGGTTACGAAGCTCAGGAAATGTTTAAGACGTTTGATAAAGCAACTCAGGATGAATTAAAGATTTGGGGCTATGAGCTTTTAGCAGACCTTTATATCAATGAGTTAAAGTACACAGATGATGTGTACGCTGAAACAGGGGTAGGTGGTAAGGTTAAGGCTTATGTGCGCTACAACGCAAACAAAGCTCTAATGAACTTAGGCTTAGATACTATGTTCCCTGACGAAGAAGTAGACCCAATTGTTTTGAACGGTATTCGTACTGATTCAGTGACACATGATTTCTTCTCACAAAAGGGCAATAGTTATACAATGGCTAATGTTGCACCTATCACTGACGAAACATTCAACTTTAAAGGGTACAATATTTAATTGGCGCTATCAAAAAATAATATAATGATATTAAATAGAAAAATATTATTGGCGTTCAATCAAAACGCTGATAACACTAATGCAGAGCTCGAAGCCAACAAAAAGCTTCAAGATAAAATAAAACAACTCATCAAAGGAGATACAGAATAATCTATGCAGAAGCAATTTGTAAAACCACAGGTTAAAGATATTGTCTTTGACCGTAAGCAAAAATTTGAAGGGCGAGTATCTTATATCAACTTCCAAAATAAAACAGCAAAAATTGAAGTCATTGTTGATACAAATAAAGAGCTTCAACAACGTACAACAGAGCTTGTTGAATCCAAGCTGTACGACTTAATCGTGTTGGAGAAACATCCTCGTAAAGAGTTTGACAAAAATCGCCATTTTACACTCGTAAAAGAGTTCCAAAGTGCTTTTAATCACCCTGTAGCTGAGAAGCCAACAGCAATTGGAGCAGAAAGAGGTTTAAAACGTACAATTTGGGTAGGTGAGGAATTAGTTGAGTTCCTACACGCTTGCTCAAAAGACAAAGAACAGTTCGCTAAACTTTATTATGCTTTCCTCGAAGGGCTAGGTGAAGCATACAAGAAGTCACTAGCAACTAATTTCATCCAAGATAATACTGAGCGTATTGTCGCAATGGCAGACGCTCTAATAGACTCAGACTACTTCCTTAAAGGCTCGTTTGTGGAATTAGGTGTACTACCACAACAACTATTCGAAATTGTCCATGCTTCTAACATGAGCAAGTTGTTTACTGACGAAAATGGTAAAAAGCACCCTAAATATCGCGAGGATGGGAAAGTTCTTAAATCACCTGAGTTCTTCCCACCTGAACAAAAATTGAAAGAAGAAGTTTTACGTCAAGCTCAAGCTTAATGTATTAGCAGGGGGGTACCCTGCAATTTCTCTAAGAGGTAAACGATATGCAAAATTTCTCTAATACAGAGTGGGAAGGCCTAACAGAAGAAGAGGTTTTTCTGTTAAATCGAAGACTAGTTATTACTACAGTTAGAAGAAAGTTTCCTAATAATCAATACTTTTGTAAAGCTCATATGCTTGATCTAGATGATTTAGTGCAACTTGGGAACATAGGGTTACTAAATGCAATCAGAACTTTTGAGCCTATTAGAAAGAGTTCATTTCGAACGTATGCAATCAACTGTATATCATGGTCTATTTCTACCAATGCAAAGAAAGAATCTCTACGCACAGTTAATACTCAATCATATGATTTAGCTAATGTTATGAGTGTAGATACACCACTTAATATGAATGGCAATGAGGAAGAAGCGGTAATTTTCCTCAACACCATAGAAGCAAATGAAAATACTAGCGAAACTGCAGAAGGTAACTTGTTTCAGCAGCAGGTTATTGAGTTCTTAAAAGCAGATAAAGATATAGATGATGAATTGTTATATATTCTTATTGCTAGAACAAAAGAGAAAACAATGAGGGAGATTGCCAAACATTTTGACAAGCACCCTAACGCAATCAGTCAACGATTAAAAACTCAGAAAGCTATTCGAGTTAAAAATCGCTTGAGGAAATTTTTGAAGAATAGAGATTATTAATGTACCAAACAGCAGATAAGCAATACAACACAATTATTCAACAAATTCTAGATAATGGTATTATGGATAGTCCTGAGCATGTGCGAACTGTCTATGAAGATGGAGAGAAAGCACCTACAAAAGCGATTATCAATGTACAGATGAAATTTGACAATAGTATAGATGCTATTGTGTTAACAACAAAACGAGTGCCATTGAAAGACCCAATCAAAGAACTATTTTGGATTTGGCAGAAAATGTCTAACAAAGTCTTTGACCTACAGCAAATGGGCTGTCACGTTTGGGATGAATGGGAGCTTAAAGATGGAACAGTCGGAAATGCTTACGGTTGGCAACTTCGCAACAAATACCAGCGAATTATAGCTGACAGAACATTCCTAGAGATGGTTCGAAATGGAGAGTTATCTGAGAAGCCTGATGAAGTTCTTTCGGATGAAGAATTTGAGAACGCTGTGGCTTACTGTGAGGAATACATAGAGTATGTTGACTTAAATCAAGTGGATTACTTATTGTACATACTTAAAAAGAACCCTCACTCACGTAGAATTAAGACTACTCTGTGGTGTGTAGAAGACTTACAAGAAATGGCTTTACAACCATGTGTGTATGAAACACATTGGCAACTGTTTGATGGAAAGTTGGCACTTACTGTAAATATCCGTTCTAATGATATGGCATTAGGTAACCCTTATAACATCTATCAATACTCAATTTTGCACCGATTAATCGCACAGGTGACAGGTCATGAAGTTGGTGAGTTGTGTATCAACATTGATAACGCACATATCTATGACAGACACTTAGAGACTATCGAGAAGCAGATTAAGGGAGAGTTGCATGAGCCTCCTACAATTTGGATTAACCCTGAAGTAAAAAGCTTCTATGACTTCACAGTGAATGATATTAAGGTTCAAGATTACAAACATAATGGTACATTCTCTTACGAAATTGCTATATAA